CGCAACAGAACCAACAACTTTAGCTGATACCTCTAGCTTTACTTACACCATATCAGTAGATATTACTGAACCGCTTAATTCTGGCGATAGTGCTTTATATACTGCTATTTTTGCTTCTGCTATTACCGAAACTTTGGGGTCTGACAATTCTCAATCTTATTTGGCGGTGTTTAACCAAGCAGTTACAGAAAATAGTACGCTAGAAAATACCCAAACCGTAACTGCTGTATTTGCGGGCACTTTAACAGAAGCAGCTACCCTAGCCGAAGCACAATCTATACAGGCAAACTTAAATTCTGCCATTACCGAAGCTTTAAATTCCGCTGATATTGATGTTTCTCAAGTTAATTTCCAGTCTTCTATAGCCGAAAATGCGGGTTTAGCTGATACTGAAACAGCCATCAAAGCCGTAATAAGCGCAATTACAGAAGATTTAAGTTCGGCAGATTCACAAAACCGTCAAGCTATTTTATTTAGTAGCCTATCAGAAGCTTCAAATATAGCAAATACTCAAGCCGTTCAAGCCAACTTTAATAGCCAAATAACCGAGAATTTGGTATTATTAGACAACTCAATTGGGCGTGGTTGGTTTAGGGTAGTTGACGACCAAACAGTGGTTTGGACTTCTGTAAATAACGGACAAACAGTAACGTGGCAAAACGTCGGAAACGACCAAAACCCAAATTGGCAGCGTATAGATAACACGCAAGAATAAGGATAAACATGGCATCTTCATACTCAACCTCGCTTAAGTTAGAGCTTATCGGTAACGGCGACCAGTCCGGTACATGGGGTAATACGACCAACAATAATCTTGGCACATTACTTGAACAAGCTATTACAGGGGTTCAAAGCATTACTATGCTTAACGCCGACTACGTATTGACTAATTTTAACGGCACGTCAGACGAGGCAAGAAACGCTGTTTTAGTGGTGGGCGGTACAAATTCAGCCATACGTCAAGTTGTTGCACCCCTAGTAAACAAGCTATATGTTGTAACTAACAATACTTCCGGTGGGTATGCTATTACTGTTGGCGGTGTTTCTGGTGCTGCGGTTACTATTCCTAACGGGGTTACTGCTCAAGTTTACTGCGATGGTACAAACTTCTATTCTGCGCAAACAGGTTCAGCAGGTAACTTTACAGTTAACGGCACTTTAAATGCTACGGGTTTAACTGATACTGGCAACATGAGTGTTGGTGGTACTTTGGGGGTTACTGGAGCTACATCGCTAACTACGGGATCTATTTCGGGTGTTATGACTGCACCGACTGCAGCAGCAGGGACTAATACAACCCAGATAGCTACTACAGCTTTCGTTACTCAAAATGCAGTTCAAACCGGCACTATTAATATGTGGCCTACATCTTCAGCACCGACTGGGTATTTAAACTGTGCTGGTGCCGCAGTTTCTCGTACAACTTACGCCGCTCTTTTTGCGATTATTGGTACAACTTTTGGTGTTGGTGACGGTTCTACTACATTTAACCTTCCAAACTATACAAACCGTATGCCTTATGGTACGACTGTCGGTGCTACTGGTGGTTCTGCTGATGCTATTGTTGTTAGTCATACTCATACAGCTGTTTCTAGCGTGTCTGATCCGGGCCATATTCATGATGTACCTGCCGCTGCTTTTTTTAATACTGGTACACCTCTTGCTTCTTCTACTGGTGGTTCAAACCTTGGAATAAATAATTCAACTAATTCTGCACAAACAAATATTACAGTATCCACAACAAACACAGCAACAGGTTCTAGCGGCACAAATGCTAACTTGCCACCATATCTCGGTATTAACTTCATTATCAAGACTTAAGGATAAATCATGAGTCAAATAACAATTTCTGGAAGTACTAGTGGTACTTTAACATTAACAACCCCCGCCGTTGCGGGTACGCCGACTATTACTTTTCCAACTGTTTCTGGTAATGCGCTAGCATCTACAGCGGTATCGGCTTCTACAACAAATACAGTAACTAATAAAATTGCTATTAATATCGGCGGTACTGTTTATTATCTTTTAGCTTCTACATCGGGAACCTAATATGGCTACTATCTTAAACGCCGGTACAACAACGGCGACAGCATTAAACGTCATTGCAGATACTACTGGAGCCATGGTTATACAAACCAGTGGCGCAAACGCTATTTCTATTAGTTCTTCGCAAGCCGTTACACTAGCAAACCCACTACCAGCAAGTTCTGGTGGCACAGGTGTTACTTCTTTAGGTACAGGGGTTGCTACATTTTTAGGCACCCCAACCTCCGCTAATTTAGCCGCAGCTTTAACAGACGAGACAGGTACAGGCGTTGCAGTATTTTCTGCTTCCCCCGCTTTAACAGGCACCCCAACAGCACCAACAGCATCTGCTGGAACAAACACAACACAAATAGCTACTACAGCTTTTGTGGGAACAGCAGTTAGTAATGCTTTTCCTAGCGGAACAGTAATGTTATTTTATCAATCTGCCGCACCTACTGGATGGACACAAGTAACATCATTAAATGATTATGCTTTGCGATTAGTAAGCGGGGCTGGTGGCTCAACTGGCGGCACAACTGCATTTAGCACAGTATTTACAAATCAAACTGTATCCACAAGTATTTCGGTATCAGTTGGCGGTTCAACAAGCGCAACAACACTTTCTACAGCGCAAATGCCTAGCCATAATCACTCAGGTGGTTATACAGGGATTAGTTTACCACCTGTTGTATATCCATGTTATTCTCCATACTTCAATTATGCTTCTGGCGACACGAATTTTACTGGCGGTGGCGGTTCACACGACCACTCATTTTCAGGCGGTGGCTCAGGATCAGGCACTTCATCTGCTGTTACTTTGAATGTCCGTTATGCAAACATCATCATTTGCTCTAAAAACTAAATGAAAATAGAACCTAAAAATAATTGCCCTTTAAATAATTTTGAACCTTGTAAGCAGTTAGATTGCGCTTGGTTTATTGAGATTCATGGAACGCACCCTAATACTGGAGAGCCTTTAAAGGATTGGGGTTGCGCTATGGCAATGATGCCAATGATGCTAATTGAAAACGCAAGACAGCAACACAGCACAGCTTCAGCAGTTGAATCGTTTAGAAATGAAATGGTTAAAAGTAATGAAGTAGGGCAAAGAGTATTACTAGCAACTGCTGGCATCACACAACAAACACAAACAATGATTTTGGAGAATGAATAATGAAACTTACTATTATTGTAGATGACAGTACAGTTTATATAAATGGAATATCTCGTATTTTAGATTTATCTTCTTGCGGTATTCCAAAAAATATCCATGCCTTGCAATGGTATGAAACAGAAGGCGAAGTTGAGTTTAAAGGCAGACCAAAACCACAAAATGAACTGCTTACAGAATTACCAGTTTGGGCTAATGCTTGTGTAGATGTTTATAAAGCCTATGTTCCACCAGCACCACCAGTAATACCAGCAAGCGCACAACCAGCAACAACTGGCACACAAACTGCATGAGTGTAATAACCCTAACTCCTAGGCATAGCTTTACTTATGATGGGGCGCAGTTAAATGTGTACCATGCAAGTAAAGGCGAAGGTTTGCCAAGCCACAGCCATTCTTATTCTCACGCAACAATGTGTAATAGTGGTTCTTGTTTAATTAGTTTGGAAGGTCGTAGTTACACTATTAATAAAGATAGCCAACCTTTAAATTTACCAGCTAATGAATGGCATGAAATTGAAGCCTTAGAAGATGGAACAGTATTTGTTAACGTATTTGCAGAAGGAAAATATTAAAATGGACTTTAAATTTGGATTTACTTGGTTGTTTGACAAACTTGGCTACATCCCTAAAATCAAAGTAGATGCTGGAGTAACCGAGGCATGGCCTTTTTTAGTAGTTAGCAACGACTTTGACCCACGCGCAGAAACTAAACCCGTAGCAAAGAAAAAGCCTGTTGCTAGGAAGGCAACAACTGTTGCTAAAAAAGCTCGTAAACCAAAAGCAAAATAATGTCTTTAGACCCTATTTCAGCGGCGCTTGATATTGGCGGTAAGCTAATTGACAGACTTTGGCCCGACCCAACACAAGCGGCAGCGGCTAAGCTAGAGCTATTAAAAATGCAACAGAGCGGCGACCTTGCAGTAATGGTTGCCCAAACTGATATTAATAAGATTGAGGCTAGTAGCTCCAGTCTGTTTGTTGCTGGCTGGCGTCCTTTTGTAGGATGGGTATGTGGCGTTTCTTTGATTTACGCTGCTTTGCTTGAACCGCTAGCTAGGTTTGTTTCTAAGGTGCTGTTTGGCTATGCTGGAGATTTTCCAGTTATTGACACTACATTAACGCTTCAAATCCTTTTAGGTTTACTTGGTTTAGCCGGTATGCGCTCATGGGAAAAGAAAGAAGGGGTAGCCGCCAAGTGAATTTAAGCCCCCACTTCACTCTCGCTGAATTGACACGCACAGACCACCGTGAGTTTGATAACACGCCTGACGAGAACAGCATAGAGAATTTAAAGCGTTTATCTGTTCTTTTGGAGCAGGTACGTGAGGCTATTAAAGGTCGACCTATAATTATTAATAGTGGGTATCGCTCAAAGCAAGTTAACGATGCAGTGGGGTCTAAAGAGTTTAGCCAACACCGTCTCGGTTGCGCTGCGGATATTCGTGTACCGGGTATGCCCCCTAACCAAGTTGTTAAAGCCATTATTGCTGCCGGACTTCCGTTTGACCAAGTAATTCGTGAGTTTGACTCATGGACTCACATCAGCGTGCCTAACACAAAAGAGATGACACCCCGGAAGCAAGCGCTTATTATAGATCGTACCGGAACAAGAATATTTTCCTAGAGTAAACCATGCCATTACAAAAACTAGTCTTTAAGCCCGGAATCAATAAAGAAGGCACTAACTACACTAATGAAGGTGGTTGGTTTGATTGCGATAAAGTTCGTTTTCGTTCTGGTAACGCTGAAAAAATTGGCGGTTGGACACGTCTTTCAGATAGCACATTTGCTGGTGTCTGCCGAGCCCTTTGGAACTGGGGTACATTAGCTGGCGCCAACTTACTAGGGGTTGGTACTAGTAAAAAATACTACATTGAAAATGGCGGAACTTATAACGATGTAACCCCTCTTCGATTAAACACTAGCGGTAACACAACAACTACTTTGGGGGCTAGTCCGTTAGCGACTGTAGCTGGGTCTTCAATAATCACTGTAACAGATGCAGTTAGCGGACTTTCGCCTAGCGTTGGGGACTACGTAAACATAACTAGTACAGCAACCGTTGGCGGTCTGCTAATTAATGGGCAGTATGTAGTTACTTCAGTACCAACTATTTTTACTTATTCAGTCGATGTTATTCTACCCGCCGCCACCACAACAACAGGTGGGGGAACAGTAACGGTTCAATATTTATACCCAGTTGGGAACGATGTGTATACCGTTAACAACGGTTGGGGTGCTGGGGCTTGGTCTCCGACTACTCCTGTTGTTTTAAACAACAATCCGTTTACAGCTAACATAGGTAGCTCTACTGTTACAGTAACTCAAGCAGGTAACGGTTACTTAACTTCTGCAGGTTCATTTAAAGCTGGGCAGCAATACAAAATAGTTGCTGTTGGCTCTACTAATTTTACTTTAATTGGCGCCGCTTCTAATACTGTTGGCGTGGTATTTACGGCTACTGGAGCTGGTACTGGCTCAGGCACCGCATCTATTGTTTGGGTGTCTTTTTCTAACGTACCTGATTTAATGGCAGTCCCCTCTGTGTATAGTATTTTTGGTACTGTTGGGTTTGATACAGGTAGTTATGGTATGTATAGCGCTGGACTTGAGCCAGCTATACCCGCTACTTTAATGAATAAAACTTTTGAAATAACTTACGTAGACGGCAATACGTACACCATTACGTTACCTAATGCTAATGCAGGGTCTTTTAGTACCGGTCTTACATATATTATTACTTCTGTAGGAACTACAGATTTTACGGCTATTGGGGCGGCATCTAATACTGTTGGTGTATCTTTTGTTGCTACAGGTCCGGGTTCTGGTACAGGAACAGCATCTGTAACTGCTTTATACAGCACTATAGGTGGTGGCACTACTGTTACTGTTTATCCAGAATATGGCATCCGTGGTTGGGGGCAAGCTGCAGATGTAGGTATCGGTTCCCAATTACGTTTGTGGACTAACGACAATTTTGGTCAAGATTTAGTTATTGCTCCTCGTGGAGGCGGTATCTACTATTGGGCTGCATCAACTGGAGTTACTTCTAGGGCGCTACTTTTAAACACAGTGTCTACAGCGCAAGGTTTCTCAGGGCAGTTTGTACCAAACACAACCAATCAAGTTATCGGTTCGGCTATCCAACGTTTTGTTATTGCTTTTGGCGCAAATCCATATGACCCAACAAACGCCAATACCACATTTGACCCATTATTAGTACGTTGGTCTGACCAAGAAAACCCTTACGACTGGGTGCCACAAGTAACAAACCAGTCTGGTGAGTACCGCCTTAATATTGGTTCTTATATTGTTTGCGCTCGTTCAACCCGTCAAGAGCTTTTGGTTTGGTCTGATGCAGCCATTTACTCTATGCAGTATCTTGGGGCTCCGTATGTTTGGGGTTTTCAGTTGCTACAAGACAACATATCTATTATGGGGCCTAATGCTTCTATTACAGTTAATAACGTAACTTATTGGATGGGCACAGATAAGTTTTATCGCTATACAGGTCGTGTAGAAACGCTTCAATGTACTTTGCGCCAATACGTTTATCAAGACATTAATCAAGACCAAAACTTCCAAGTGTACGCAGGTAGCGTAGAAGGCTATAACGAGATATGGTGGTTCTACTGCTCCGCCGAAAGTAATCTTGTTGATAGGTATGTTATCTACAACTACGTAGATGATGTTTGGTACTATGGCAATATGAGCCGTACGGCTTGGTTAGATTCTGGTTTACGTACGTTCCCAATGGGCGCTGATACCGCAAACTACCGCATTTTGTATCACGAGAATGGCGTGGATGACGTATCAGGACCAGCCGCAGTGCCGATTGTGTCGTACGTTCAGTCTTCTGATTTTGATATTGGTGATGGACATAACTTTGGGTTTGTCTGGCGCATACTACCTGACGTAACTTTTAACGGTTCAACATCGGGCGTACCAGAAGTAACGATGACCGTACTACCAAGAGTTAACTCAGGCACCCCATACGGAACTGCAGATAACCCAACGGTAGCCAGCGCACAAAGTTACGCTTCTAGGCACACATATGCGGTACAACAGTTTGATGGGCAGGTCTACACCCGCATTAGAGGCAGACAAATGGCATTTAGAATCGAGTCGGATAAACTAGGTGTTGACTGGCAAATAGGCTACCCACGTATTGATATTCGTCCTGACGGCAGGAGATGACTTAAATGGCTGTTAATCCACAACTTAAAACCGGAGTACTGCGTCCTTCAAAAGCGCCTAACTTACCTAATGCTCCACGGGAAGGGTATGACGCTAAATATTTTGACCAGTATTCTAACGTTTTACGTTTGTACTTTAACCAGATTGACGGATTTACCCAAGCGATAATATTACCCGATTCTGGGGTTACTGCGAGTAGACCGATAAGTACCGTGCAAGTACCATTACCAATAGGGCAGTTTTTCTATGACACGACGCTTGATAGACCCATTTGGTGGAATGGCACTGTATGGAAAAAAGCTGACGGAACGACTGTTTAAATGTTAAACTTGACACCAAATAACCCCAAGGTACGCTTATGAGCTTACACAATCTAGCTAAGCACGTTCAAGAAAAGGGACGTGGTAACGACAAAATGCTTGTCCATATGACCCCAAAAGAGGTACAGGGGTTACAGGCGCTTGCTAAAGCACATGGCGGTAGCTTAACAGTTAACCCACAAACAGGTCTACCAGAGGCTGGGTTCTTAGAACAAGTTCTTCCTATCGTGGCTATGGCTGCGGCTACTTACTTTACTGCTGGTGCTGCCGCCCCTGCTCTTAGCGCTGCCCTTGCTGGTGAAGGTGCTTTGGCTGCTGGTGCTGTTACTGCTGCTGGTGGTGCTGCCGCTGGTACATTGGCTGGTGCTGGTGTAGGTGCTGCTGGTGCGGCACTTCAAGGTAAAGATGTAGGTAAAGGTGCTCTCTACGGCGGTATTGGCGGTGCTATCTCAGGTGGTATGGGTGCTTATGGTGGTGCAGAATCTGCAGCTACTAGTGGTGCTAGCGAGGCTGCTCAAGCTGGTAAAGCTGTTGATGTAGCTAATAGCGGTGTTTCTGGTGAAGAGATGCTAAAACAAACAGCCGGGTATGGTCAGGCAACTAACGCCCCAATGACGCAACAACAGTTTGCTGACACAAGCGCATTTACAGGTACTCCACAAGCTCCCGGTTCAGTGCCTGCTGGCGGACCTTCTCCAACTATAGATAACACCCCAACTCAAGCCGAAATAAACCAAATAAGAGGTCCCGGCGCTCCCGGTAAACCAAGCTACTACAGCACAATGGAAATGCCCGGTAAGATAATGACACAATCGCTTCCCGGTATTGGCGCTGATATTGGTATGAATACGCCAAACACCCAAATGCCCGGAACTGAACCATACAAAAGTCAAGCTACTCTATCTCCCGATTTCCAAGGCTATACTCCACGCCAGCCTAAGCCATACTACCAAGCCCAATACACACGATATGCTGCTGATGGTGGTTTGATGGCGCTAGCGGGTGGTGGAGATGTAACTAAGAAAAAACAACGTGCCGCTTTAACCGCTGATAGAACTATGGCTGCCATGAGCGCAGACCAAGCTGGCTTAGCTAATCTTAATAATGCGCGTTACGCTGCTAACATGACTGGCGCATCTCCCCTATCTTCTATGTCTCTTGGAGACTTACCTACTCCTGTTGGTGCCGCTGGTGGTGGTTTGGCTAATTTGGGCGGTTACTCAGATGGTGGTCGTTTATTGAAAGGTCCCGGCGATGGCATGTCAGATAATATCCCAGCTCAAATTGGTCATAAGCAGCCTGCCCGTTTGGCTGATGGCGAGTTTGTTGTACCTGCTGATGTTGTGTCTCATCTTGGTAATGGTTCCACTGATGCAGGCGCTAAACGCCTTTACGCCATGATGGATAGAGCCCGCCAAGCACGTACGGGCAAAAAGAAACAAGCCCCTGCGGTTAACGCAGATAAAATACTTTCAAGGGTAGCATAATGGGCGGCATGGTAGGTGGTGGTGGAGGTGGTGGGGGCGGTTCTTCAGCTCCTGATTATGGTCACGGTAATGCCAATATTGGGTATACCCCGGTTTCTACGCCTGCTCCATACGCACCATCGTACGCTCCTCAAACAGCCACCCCATTTTTACAAAGCGTTATGGCGCAACATGGAATAGGTTCTCCGCAACAAAGTAACAGCCTTGGGCTACCTAGTTTGCAAAGTATGTTTGGTATGCAACAGCGCAATTCACCATTACAAGGTGGTTTACAACAGCTATCACCAATGACACCATACGTGGGTTCTACGTATAGACCTAATATGAATTCAATTCAACAAAACCTAAATAGTGTTGCCCCAAGTGTAGAATTACAACAACGGCAAGCGGCAGAAGCGCAAGCTAAATGGGATGCAGAACATCCAGCAATGCCTTCTTATGGTGGCGATGGTGGTGGTGCGGGTGGGGATTAATTGAACTTAACTATTCAACCCGTTTTTACTGCTGCTTTTCACCAAGCGTGGCCTTTGGTCGAAGGTTTTTTGGCGCAAGCATTAGAGTGGGGTGGGGACGACTACACAGTTGAACAAGCTAAGGTTTATTTGGCTAGAGGTGATTGGATGTTGGTAGTAGCGGTTGACGAAGAAAACAAAATATACGGGGCAGCAGCAGTTAATTTTAATAGCATGCCTAACGATAGAGTTGCATTCGTAGTGGCTATTGGTGGTAAATTAATTAGTAGTCAAGACACTTACACACAGTTTACTGCTTTACTTAAAGCACATGGCGCCACTAAAATACAGGGTGCCGCAAGAGAATCTATTGCACGGTTGTGGACTAGATACGGGTTTAAAGAACGCTACAGGATTGTAGAGGCAAAGCTGTGAATAAAGAAATAACTCAAGCATATATTAAGACGCTTTTTGATTATAAAGGCGGCAACCTCTATTGGAAAGTTAAAAGAAAAACAGTAAACCCCGGAAGTTTAGCAGGGCGTTTGTCCCAAAAAGGGTACATTCAAATTGGGGTTGACGGTAAAATGTATTCGGCGCATAGGCTAATATTCTTACTACAACACGGTTATTTACCTAAAGTAATTGACCATATAAATGGCAATAAAGCAGATAACAGAATTGAAAATTTAAGAGAAGCGTCTTTGTCTGAAAACCAAATGAACAGAAAATTTGGAAAAAACTCATCCGGTGTTAAAGGTGTTGTTTGGCATAAGTCAAATAAAAAATGGATGGCTCAACTAGCTATTGATGGGGTAAACAAATATTTTGGAAGTTTTGATGACTTAGAGTTGGCAGAACTAGTTGTTATTGAAGCAAGAAATAAGTACCACGGCGCGTACGCAAGGAACATTTAATTATGAGTATTTTAAAAAGCAAACATAGCGGGTGGACATGGGACCTAAAGAGAACCCCGTTTGGTGGTTCTAGTGGTGGTTCTTCCGGCCCCCAAAATACAACTACTCAAACATCCAACATTCCAGAATACGCACGTCCGTATGTGGAAAACATGCTTCAATCTACACAGAAGCAAATCTACAACGATGACATGACGGGCTTTCGCCCGTACCAACCATATAGTACAAACCCTAATGACTATGTAGCTGGTTTTTCTCCACTACAACAGCAGGCGCAAGCAGCAACAGCAAACTTAACAACTCCCGACCAATACAATGCAGGTAGTAGTCTAGCAGGTATGTCTGGTTTAGGTTCTTTAGGCATTGCAGGGCAAGCTGCCGGTGCAGGGCAACAATACAATCAGATGGCGCAAGACCCACGCTCTATGCAAGGTTTTATGTCGCCTTATATGCAAAACGTAGTTGACTATCAAAAGGGTCAAGCGTTGCGTGATTACGGTATTGGTCAACAAAGTTTAAAAGCTCAAGCTGCTAGATCAGGCGCATTTGGTGGTAGCCGTCAAGCTATTCAAGAATCAGAAGCTCAGCGTAGTTTAGGCAGTCAGTTGCAAGGTATTGAAGCACAAGGCGCACAATCCGCATTTCAAAACGCACAACAAGCTCAACAGTTTGGTGCTAACTTGGGCATGCAAGGCTATGGCACAGCTTTACAAGGTTTAAGCGGAGCTAATCAAGCGGCTAATACTTTAGGCAGTCTAGGCACTCAGCAACTAGGTGCACAACAAAACATTATTAATCTTCAGTCTCAAGCTGGCGCTCAACAACAAGCCCAAGAACAACAGAAGATTAACCAGTCGATTCAAGATTACGCTACTGCACAACAATATCCGTACATGCAGCTTGGTATTATGAACTCTATGCTTAGGGGTTTACCACTACAGTCTTCAACAACAAGTATGTACCAAGCGCAACCTAGTACAGGTCAGCAGCTTTTAGGTTATGGTCTTGGCGCATTAGGCGCTTACAAAGCATTCGGTTAAGGAATAAATATGACACCATCTATGGGTATGGCAGCTCCAAAAGGTATGGCACCCGCTGCTCCTCAAGCAGGACTTGCCGCTATTGCTCAACCAGCTACTGCTCCAAAAGGCATGTCGTCTGGGAATATGGCGCAAGTTATGTCACTAGCTCGCAAAATGAGCGATGCCCAGCTGGCTGAAGTACTACAAGGTAAGAGTCTTGACGTTCCACAATACGTTGCTATGACTGAAGCTATGGGTCGTAAGAGTTTGCGTACTGCTATGGATGGTCAACAAGCTATGGCACAAGCACGCCAGCCTAGCGTTAAAGATAAGTTAATGATGGGTGACCAACCCCAGATGCCACAAATGCCACAAATGCCACAAGGTATGCCACAACAGCCCGTAATGGCTGCTGAAGGTGGGTTGATGTATTCCGATGGTGGTATTGCCGATTTGCCTGCTCCTAATATGGAGTCTGTTGATATGGCTAGCGGCGGCATTGTTGCGTTTGCTGATGGTGGAGACGTGCCTCGGTTTAATGGAAAGTCTTCTAGCTTAATTGACCCATTGCAGTACGTATCAATGCCTGTAGACCCAAACTACGTTCCTTCAAAAGAAGAAACCGAATCTCAAAAATATCAGCGCATTATTGCTGAAAATAAAGCCGCAGAAGAAAAGCGTAATGCTGGTATTAAAGATTTTTTAACAAACCAGTTATTTAGCCGTCGTCCTGTTGAGAAAAAAAGTAGCACTGAAACTACTTTGCCTGTTTCACCTACCGCTACAAACACAGATGCGGATACACAACCGGGGTATACCCCCAACAAAGAACTAAACCCTGTAGCAAAACCCCCTGCTGGTGGTGTTACGTTTGACCCAACTGCTGGTGGAAATCCAGTTTTTAATAAAAAAGCCGGTGCTGGTAGTGATAATACTAAAGCAGGTCTTGGCGCTACTGATGAGTTTGCTAGTTACATGGACATGGTTAAAAAGAATAGAGAAGACTACCTATCCAAACTAGAAGGTATGGGCGCTAAGCAGCGTGAAGGTCTTGCCAAGTTAAGAAGCGAAGGTGGCGGTGAAGCTCTTATGAATTTAGCTGGCGCTTTGTTTTCTAACCCTAATATGGCTATGGCACTTGGTAAAGGTATGCCTGCGCTTGCTCAAACTGCCGCAGCATCTCGCAAAGAACAACGTGCTGTTGAACAAGGTGCTAACGAAATGGACCTCAACCTTGCTAAAGCTAGAGAAGCCGCTTCAAGGGGTGACATGGAATCTGCGCTTATGTTTAAGAAGTTGGCAGATGAAGCTAGCTATAGAAAACAAGACCTTTCGCTTAAAGCTGCGGCGCTTAATCAAGAACCAGATGTATTACGTACTTTAAAAGGTATTGCAGGTAATCCACAGCTTGAAGCACTATATGGCAAAACAGGCAAAACAAACCAAATGTCGTTGACTGATGCGGCTAAGCAATGGAATGACATGCCAAAAGAAAATAGAAAATACTACAAAGAATTGCAAAGTATGGGTATTAATAGTGAACAAGACTACTACAGATATGTAAACGGTTCGCTGCTTTCTGCTACAATTCCGGGACAGGGCGCACAAACAAGACCATACTAGATTCGCCTACTAGTTTAAAAAATAAAACATATGCCATATTTGCGTTTACCTGATGGTTCCTACATGGATGTGCCCGAAGGGGTGTCACAGCGCGAGGCATTAACGCACGCTCAAGAAAAATACAAAGACTTATACCGACCAGCCGAAAAACCCGATACGGGGTTAACTGGCGCCGCTAAAGCAAGCTACCAAACATTAAAAGGCGACCTTGCTGCTGTAGCCGGTAAAACCGGTTTAATGGACATAGGCGAAGCCGAAAAGTATCAAAAAGAACGTCAAGCTGAAGCACAAAGAATATATAAACCAACTGAAGAAAGTTGGTCTGAAGCGCCATTTTTAAAAGCCCGTGAGTTACTGGGCGGTTCATTGCCCTATATGGCAGCTCCTGTTGCTGTTGGTGCTGCTGCTGCTTTGGGGGGCGCTCCTGTTGCTGCGGGTGCTGGTCTTGCTGGTTTGGCGTCTGGTTTACAATTTACAGGCTCAAATTTATCCCGTCAGATGGATACGGGCAAAGAGCTTAAAGACACTGACCTTATGGCTGCAGGCGCAGCCGCTATTCCACAAGCTGCGTTAGACGTAGTTGGGTTTAAGTTTTTGCCGGGCGTACAGCGTATTTTTAAATCTGCGGGTGTAGAGCTATCAGAACAAGCTGCTAAAAAGATTGTTGAAGCGGGCACGCTTAAGACTGTTGGGCAATACGCTGCCGGTGGTACAAAGATAGCGGGTATTGAAGGAGCTACTGAAGCAGGTCAACAGTTCTTTGAGCGTTTACAGGCTGGTTTAAACATTGCTGATACAGAGGCTCGTAAAGAATACCTTGAAAGTTTTGTTGGTGGTGCTGTACTAGGCGGTATTGCTTCTCCATTTGGTGTTGCTGGTAAACGTGGTGAAGCTAAAGATGTTATTGCTAAAGCCCAACTTAAGCGTGATGAAGACGCAGCTGCCGCAGAAGAAGCGCGCAAACAATCTCCAGAATACAGAGCACAGCTTGAATCTCAACGCAACGAAATACAAGGGCGTATTACACAGATTCAGTCTGTTCTCAAAGACCCACGCTTAGATAAAGAAGCCGTTGATGAAGGCAAAACAGAAATTAAAGCTTTGCAAGCTCAACTTAAGGGGCTTGTTGGCGAACTAAAAACTGCTGGCGCTCCAGCCGAAGAAACGCAGGCGTTTAGTATTGATCAAGCTATAGCCGAAAGAAAAGCTCAAGAAGAGCAAGAAGCTGCTAAAAATGAGCAAGCGCAAAAAGTTAAAGAAAACGAACATGGCTTTATTAAAGAACACCAAGGTTTAACAAGTACTGTAGACTACTTGCAGACTAAACTACAAAGCGCCATGAAAAATGGCGATGTACGCCAGACCGAAGTATTTGGCGATTTGCTAGATAAAAAAACTGCGGAGCTTAGCCAACTATCTGACTTAGCACAACGCGCTGGTATAAATGTACGTACACCAGAAGCTCAATTAAAAACAGCTAACACCGTTTTAAAGAAAGCGCAAAACCAGTTAATGGTGGCAAGTGAAAATGCTGATTTAACACCAGACAAACGTAAAGAACTTGTTCAATCCATTAAAGATGCACAAGCTAAAGTAGATGAATTAAACGCACAAGTATCTAAAAACACAGAGCAAAATGCAGCTAGTCAAGCGTTAGCGCAAAAACAACAAGAGCGTTTACAAGGGCCTGTTAAGTGGAATAAAAAAACACAGAAGTTTGAACTACTTAGCGATGAAGAAATTGAACAGCCTATTGATATGGCTGAGTACGAACTCAAAGCTAATGAGATGACCAACAACCGCTTAGCCGGTTTAGGTGCTGCGGCAAGCGAACGCCAAAGATCTTTTGGTGAAATGGATACAGTCCAACAGCTTGCCACCGAAATTGATCAAGGTAAACTATTTAATACTTCTGCCAAACTACTTGGATTATCTACAAACGCTGGTAAAAACGGTAACTGGTCTTTTGCTGATCCCAAAGAAGCGTCGTTACTGCTTAAAGAAGTTACAAAAAAACTTGACGAAATTGAGAAAGATCGCGCTACCGCAGAGCAGCATAAGATGGATTTGCCTGCTGACCCACGCACACCTTATTTAGAACAGCTAGTTGAGAAACTACAAGAAACGGCAGCAGTTGAACCGGGTGTATTGCCCAAGTCTAAAGTAGAAAGCCGTAGAGATTTACGTTATCAGCAAGACAAAATTCCTGCAGCACAAAAACTATTTAAGCCTAACTTACCTGTTGGCGAGTACACACCAACACATATAGCAAAAGTACGTGAAGAGCTAGCTGAAGTTAACAGGCTTCTTGGGTATGATGAACAGCACGAAGCTAATAAAGCAGCAGAAAAAACTCGCCTAAACAAAGTAATTAAAAAAGCAAAAGCAACAATTGCTAGCAAAACTGCAACTGAAGCTAACAAAAAAGCTGCGCAACAGGCAATCACTACTGCTGAAGCAGAAAAGAAACGCCTTGATAATGAAAAAGTAGGCGTATCAGAAGGTGTTGATTTAACTGCTAATAAAAAGAAAGCGCTTGCAGAAATTGAAGCAAACATAAAAGCGCAACAAGCAATACTTAACAGTAAAGAGTCTTCTGAAAAAGATAAGTATTGGGCTAAAGATAGAATTGAAAAACTAAACGTAGCTAAAAAATCACACAGCAATTTAAAAGCACCACAACAAAGCGAATTTTTAGAGCGTCTTAAAAAGCGTAAAGCTCGCCTTGAAAATGAAATATTAGATGCAACACTACCATTGCGTGCTAAAGGTAAAGCGCCTAAACACTTGCGTATTGAGTCTGATATTGAAACGCTTGAAAACCAACTTAAGCAAGCAACTGCTCCTAGTGAAATAAAGCGTTTACAAAATCGCATTGCCAATGCGCATACCAAACTAGCTAAAGTTAAGAAAACCTCACGTTTACCAGAAGGCGGGGCTAGCGGTGAGCGGGTTGTTGGCGCAAGAAAAGAAAGCGAAGCCCTTACCGAGATTCAAGATGCTATTGACCAGCTTCGTAAAGGTGAGTTTATCGGCGGTGCAGCTAGTGATGAAACCAATCTAGAAGGCCAGTCCCGTCCGTTAATCCTACGGGGTATTCGCAATGATGTAGATACGCTTGTTATGGCGGCTATATCTGATATTAATATTGGTCGTCGTAGTTGGGGTGATCCTGATATGACTACCGCAGAGCAAGAAGAATTTGCTACTGCAGTTGAACAAATGCTTTTAAGCAAAGCAGCTAGAGCTACAGGTTGGCGTGCGGAATTACAGCGTGCCCCAGAAACAGCAGAAGAAACCGCTATTTCTAAAGCCTTTAAAGATGCTGGTTTTAATTTTGGCAATAAGACTGCTCAAGAGCAATATATTGAAGCTATTGGTAAAGCGGGGCTTACCGATGAAGATATTGTTGAAAACTACGGCGAAGCTAATAAACAAATCGAACAGATCCGCAATAACCTTGACACGCTTATTGATAAGAAAAACGATCTTGAAGATAAGATTAATACTGCTAGCGACAGAACCGTTATTTCTACGTATAAAAAACAGATTGACCGTCTAACCGCTTCTATTAAAGAAGCCAATAAAGCATACGCTGCAGCTAAAGCTGAGTTTGTTAAAGGCGAAAAAGAAGGTAAAGGCGAAATTCGCACAGGCATGCGCGAAACAGAGCGGGTTGATATTCGAGAGGCTATTAGTAAACTAAAGCAGTCGTTTGGTTCTGAGCGTGCTAAACATATTGAAGAGCGAGAAATCACGGCAGATGCAATGCCTAAGATTGAAAGCGAACCAAAAGAAGTAGCAAAGTTACGTGATACAGCTAATTCATTCTTGGAATCTACACGAGGCATATTGCGTGGGTTAGGTGAAGCTTTACGTATTTTAACCCCTGTAGAAGTACGCAAGTCCAAAGCCATTCTTGATGACTTTAACAAGAAAAAGCAAACTGCCCTTGACTTTATGCGGGACATTGGTGCCGGTAAAGAAGAAACAAACTCTTTCTTTAGTAAAGTAATTGAAGCTACCAAAAAAGAAAAAGAAGCCGCTGAAGCTGAACTAGAAGCTAATGCCGCTGAAGCAGAAAATAAAACAACTGGCGATAAGTTAATTAACAAAAGTCTGCGCCGTAAAGCCAATAAGCTACGTGACCAAGCAGATGCAATGCACGCAGATATTGCAGCAGACGTTAATAAAGTAGTTGAGCAGGTAAAAGAAACTATTGCCGTAGCTGAAGGCGCTGCCAAAGAAAAACTAGGCGCTGATTTTAAACAGTTCTTTGACCAGCTTAAAGCAAATAACACAGACTATTTAGAAGCCTCTCGTGCCTATCAAGCAGCCCGTGATGAATACTATACTAAAAAACGTGCAGAAGCTGGCGCAGCTAGAGTAGAACAAGAAGGTACTGACAAAGAACGCACTGCCAAATCCATTAAAAAGGGTGAGCAAGAAGCTCGTCAAAAAGTAGGCCTTAACCTATCAGGTAAAAAAGTTGAAGCGGTAGTAACGCAAACTGTATTAAGCAATTTAGCGTTTAATAATATGAGCAAAAAAGTTACGGTAATGCGTAAACTTTTTAATGCTATTGACGCTGCAAAAAATGACGTTTTAAAATCTGAAAATGAACGCGCCGCTGCTGTAGCAAAAGCCAAAGAAGCCTACGCTGATGAAGTTATTAAGACTAGAAAGTATGCTGAACGTGAAAGTTTTGGCATTCGCCCGGGTGAGCTAGGTGACTTGTTTATCCAGCTTGCTAAAGTTGAATCTGGTTCTCCAGAAGGCAAGGCAGTTCTTAAAGACATCGCTACGATTCGTAGAACGGCTGAAGAAGATGCCGCACGTATGGGTATTGTCCAGCGTAAGAAAAAAGAAGTTGGTCCTGAAGGTTCGTTTGATTACGAAGACAAGCTTAAGGGTATTCAAGCTGAACAGACTGAAGAAACCCGACGCAAGATTGAACGTCGTAAAAACGCTGTTACAAATAAACAACGTAAAAAAATGCAAGAAGAAGTTCAAAAAGAACTCGATATTGCTAACGCCAAAGAACTTAAAAAAACGCCTGAGGGTGCCACAGCCGCTCAAAAGAAAACTATTAATGTTGCCAACGACAAGATTCGTATTGCAAGGCAGTCGTTACAAGCTCAGCTTGATGTTATTACAGGCGCTGATTTTGACGTTCTTAGAAACCGTGGTCGTATTAAAAAAGAAGCGTCTGATAGGCTGTATAAAAAATCTAAGTTTGAAAGCGCGAGAGATAATGAGCTAAATAGGGTTCTTAAGAAGAAAGACTTAATTGAAACAAAAGCAACTGGTGCAAAACTCAAACCAGCTGACGAAAAATTCTTAGAAAAAAACGGTCAAGAACTTACAGAAGACGAAGAAACGCTACTTAAAAAGGCTGATGCGTTAGGTAAAGATGCTGCAGGCCATATTGAAGAAAGAGCTACTGAGCACAAAAAAGCGGTTGTTATAGCCGAAATAAATTTACAAAAGCCCCTTAGCGAAGAAGAAAAGTTTGTTAAAACTACTGCTGGTAAAAACCAAGTTGAACGCCTTAAACATGCTAAGGGTCGTACAAAAGAAAAGATTCTTAACGATGAATTTAAGAGAGCCGTTAAAGAGCTTGATGCTGTAAGAGAAGGCTATGAGGCTGTTGGTCTTACTGAAGCTGAGTTTAAAAAGTACGTAACCAAAGCCGAAGAACAAAAGCTTAATGCGTGGGAAAACGAATTTGAAGATGCCAAGATTGACTTTGACGACTTTAAGGGTTTGCATGAGGGCATGCAGGGAGACTGGGACCCACGTATTGAGAAGCCAATTACAGGTGAAGGCGTATCTTCTTCTGTTGTACAACGTGCTGTTGACAAACTCAAGCTACCAAAAGGTTTAAAAGTATTAGTCCTTGAGAAGCTAACGCCTACATTACGTGGTGCTATCGCAGAGGGCGGCTATACAGATACAGAGATTGACGGCGTTCGTGGCGGTGTAATGCCTGATGGCACAGTCTTTATTGTGGCTAATAATCACGCTGATGTTAAAGACGTTGAGCGTACACTGGCGCACGAAATTACTGGTCACTTGGGTGTTGAGGGTGTACTTGGGCAGGCTGGTATGGATGCGCTTGCTAAGAAGGTTATCGCTCAAAACGGTAGCGTAGCTGCGTTGGCTGATAAGTTAGGTGTTGGAGAAGAAGCCCTTGCCGCTTACATGGCTGCTAAACAAGCTGGCAAATCTGAAGAGTTTGCGCAGGCTAAAGCCTTACGTGAGGTTATCGCCCATACTGCTGAAGCTAGACCTGACAAAAACTTTATTCAGAAAGCTAATGACTTTATCAAGGCTTTGGTTGGTGCGTTCCGTGCTGCCTTGCGTAAAATGGGCATTGACTTAGACATTAGCACGTCTGATATTTACAAACTACTTCGTGACGCCCGCAAGTCTGAAAAGATTGCTCCCGGTATCTATAAAGGGCGTGATGGTGAGTATCAATTAAAACCCGGTAAAGCTACCTATGGCCCGGGTGGTGCTGTGTTTGCTCGTGGTGCTGACTTAATGATGGCGCAGCAAGCTTCGTTAAAAGATCGTTTGTTCCCACCAAATATTGGTTTGTATTTAAAACAGAAGCTAGTTAGTGGCACCGCCAGCCTAGAACGTGTTCTTGAAGTTAAAGGCATGAAAAACTCTTTGGCAGCTAACCAACTTAGATATTACATTGCTCAACACAATCAACGCTTTACTATTGCAGGCAACGCTTTAACTATTGGTGTACCCATGTTGCGCCAAGAGAAAGGCGGTAAGGGGCATGTACTTGAATCTAAACCCGGCGCTAATTTAAAAGGTCTTGCTGAAGTTTTAGGTAGTATCGGCTGGGGTAACGCAGAAGGTATTCGTAACGCATATAGCCTATATCGTATTAGCAAACGTGCTAAAAATGTAGGTGTAGAAAAACTAAACTTTAAAAAGCCACAAGAGATGGCAAAGATGCTAAAAGAAGTTGACGCTCTTATTAGCAACAATAAAACTTTACGTGATGGCTTTATAAAAGCAGATAAGATATACGACCAGTACAACCGTGACTTAATGAACTTTTTGGTTCAGACAGGCGCTCTTCCTAAAAACAAAGCTATTGACCTTGTTAAAAACGATGACTATGTACCGTTCTATCGTACGGAGCAAGACGGCACGGTAGTGCTTGATTTAGGTGGTGCTGATCGTGTTCGCATTGGTAACTTAAAAGACCAACCATATTTAAAAGAGTTAGTTGGTGGTGACGAACGCATTGTTGATATTTATACAGGCGCCTTGCAAAACACCAACATGTTGATTGATATGGCATTGCACAACCTAGCCTCTCGTAACGTGGCGTTTACGTTAGCTGACTTGGGCTTAGTAGACTCTGTTGGTAAAACAGATATAAAAATACGTCCCGGCAAAGGCCCAGCAAGCAATAGAGTTATCCGTTTTAGTGTACAGCCTACTAATGAAAAAGACGATGGTTTCCGCCATGTTGTTGTTAATACGGATTCTACTGGCATCCCATCTCAATACTTAGTTCAAGGTCTGGCTGGCGTTAATACAAGCGTTCCATCGCTGGTCAAGAGCATGGGCTTCTTCTCTCGTACATTGCGTTCATGGGTAACTAGAAACCCAGTCTATGCGGCTCGTCAGATTATTCGTGATCCGTTTACCGCTACTATGGCTAGTGGTGTTAATACTATTCCAGTTTTAACATCTCTTAAAGCTATGGGTAAATCCATTGGCAGAATGCGTCGTGGTGAAGTTGGTACTAGCGAGATTGAGCGCTTAGGTTTGGTAAGCAGCAACGTATTTACGGGTACGTCTGAAGACATGCAAAAAATTCTGTTACAGATTACTAGTGGTAAGAGTGGTTGGGAATCTTACTTGGCTAAAGCTGACGCTTTGGCAGCGCAAGGTGATGCGGCTACTCGTGAAGTTGCTTTCAATAGTTTCCGTAAACAAGGCTTATCTGAAATGGAAGCAGCGTTGGCTACTTATGAAACAATGCCGTTTACCCAGCGTGGTACATCATCTAGCTTGTTCTTGCTATCCACAATGGTGCCTTTCCTTAACGCGCAGATTCAAGGTTTGAACGTGCTGTACAACGCGTTTACAGGAAAAGCTACTTTCCAAGAGAAGTTACGCATTAAACAAAAACTATGGCAGCGTGGCATGATGATGTTCGGTATGTCTATGGCTTACGCCCTGTTAATGAGCGATGACGAGGCTTACCAAAATGCTAACGATGACGAGCGTTACAACAACTGGTTTGTATATGTGCCGGGTATTGATGAACCAGTTCGCGTGCCTATCCCATTTGAATTAGGTCTTCCATTCAAAGCATTACCGGAAGCTATTGTTAACGTAATGCGTGGTGATAGAACCGCTGGCGAAGCCGTAAAAGCCTTGAGCAAGATGGTTCAAAACTCTGTACCGCTTGGTCCTACCTCTATACCGCAGGCTGTTAAAGCCCCGCTTGAAGTTATTGCTGACTATTCGTTCTATACAGGGCGTGGTATTGTTGGTGATCGCCTTGCTGGTGTTGACCCTTCCGAGCGATTTAATGCTAACACATCTGAGCTAGCTAAGTTTATTGGCAAAGGCACAGGCCAAATTCCATTCTTTGGCGAATACTTATCACCTGTTCAGCTTGAGTATATGGTTCGTGGGTATACAGGTAGCTTGCCTTTGGCGCTTGCTTCTATGGCTAACCCGTTATTTGGCAGTGCTGCCGGTGAAAAACCAACCTCTCGTGCAAGTGAAATGCCTATCGTTGGGTCGTTATTCCAACCAAAAAATGCAAGCGGTCTTATCAATCGTGCGTACAAAGATATGGAAGCTATTAACCGTGCCGGTCAAACCTACAAAAAAATGGATGAAGAGGGGCGCACAAAAGAAGCCGATGCTTACGCAGATCGCTTTGCAGATGAATTAAGTCTTGCTCCGTTAGCTGGTGCGTTCAAACAAAAAATGGGCGAATTGGCTAGAGACGAACGTGAAATTAAATCTGACCCTAACCTATCAGGTCCTGAAAAACGCCGTCAGCTTGATGAAATTCGTAAAGAAAGAATTGAATTATCTAAAGAACTTATCAGCGAACGCGAGTAAAGAGAACGCCGAGTCTACCCTCAACAGTACAAAACTCGGCTTTAGCTAAGATGTTGTAGTGAAGGGCGGCGCTAAGCCCTTCACTTTTTATCTCCTCCAACCGTAGCGTTGGTATAAAAAACTTTTGTTTAACTTCTGTTTTTTGCCACGGGTAGTGCACCTTAATCTTCTTCATCGGCTGAATCTATTGGTCTGCAAATGTGCATGGCGTTAACCCGCATAGTCGGACCACGAGTCTTAGCTAGCATGTCTTTCTTTCTGCCAGTAGTTACCTTGTAGTTCGGTAGCTTCTCAAGGGCTTCTTTGAAATCTTTGTAGCCAAAACTCATAGAAACACAATGCTGTTTAAGTAACTGCTCTTCAATAAAGTAGTCAATGTGCCCCGGTGTGAAACCTTTTTCTACACGCCCTGCAATATCAGATCGGGTAAGCGACTCATCAATTACGCCATCAGAGCCGAAGCTAGAATCAATCTTGCCTTCTATGGTTCTCTTAACCATAATAAATTTACCAAAGCGCTCACGAGTATAGGCATTCAACACATCTTCAGCCGTACGCTCACTACTGTGGATAATCCCACGAGCGCTGTATACCATCAAGCGCAAGACTTCTACGATCGGTTTAACTGGAATGTCGATGATGTTGGCATACTTTTTACCAAGCAGTTGCACAATGGCAACGATACAACTATTGCCTGCCGTCCAGTACCGCTCATCTTCGTTGGACTCAAACTCTACCTTTAGCTTGGCTTTGGTTTCTTCCAATACTTGCTTGGCAACATCTCTGTTCTTAACTATCCAACGGATTAACTCACGCCCTGCTACGCCAAAGTTCTTTTTAAGTAGCGACAAGGCTTCTGCTTCTTCGGATGTCCAGCTTAGCTTGCGGTTCATCTGCAGTTCAAGAATACGGAACATCTCAGCCTGTGATGCGTGTTTACGAGCGCCTGATAAAAAGTCCATGACGTGCGTATTGGATGAGAAAAGAACCAGCAGTTTCCATGTAGTGTCGTTAATACGCTCTTCGTTAGACCCCTGCTTCATGCGGTCTTTGCCCTTACCCTGCGTTAAATCTAGCAAGAACTCAGGCAACCACTCGAAGTCATCACGGCTCTTATTGGTAGTCTCGTCAATAATAAACGGCAAGCTATTCAATAAACCCTGACGCTGTTGCGATGCAACAATAGATGTGCTCTGTGTTACACGATACCGCTCAGGATGACCAAAGAAACTAGCCGCTAATTCAAGCGCTAAAGACTTGCCCATACCGGATTTCGAAGAGCCCAGATGGTATACACAACCGTTATAGCCTGTGAAATCCATCAATATAGAAGCTGGACCGACTAAAGACATAGCTAAAACCTGCCACTCGCCCTTAGCTACCAGCATATTAAAGACCTTCTTCCAGTTATCTAGCGTGCCAGTTGGCTTAGTAGATTGGTTGATGTTTTCCAGCGCTGGGGTCGGTACATAGATTTCTGTGCCATCGGTTGAGAAGATACGGCTGTTATATACAAAGGTCTCGTTCTCTTGCCAGCCACAACTACTTGGTATAGGTACCGCTCGCTTGTTAGCGCTAATAAACTCCACGCAACCACGCACATAATCAAACAAATGCCTGTCGTTACCAGCGCCAAAGGCGGCGATGATGTTTTGATTGGCTAACGCTTTAACGGTTTCTTCTTTACTAACGATGGATTTCTGTGGAATTAACACATCAATCGCACCATCAGGTCTAAAAGCCATTAGGTGAACGATGTGATCTCCTTTATTATTAAGAATATCTACTGCGAACAAATCGTAGGGGAGAAGCATTACTTGCTTGCGTGACTTAGTACCCTGTTCGTCCTCTACAAGTCTGTCCATAAACACACCACCACTAGCGCCAAACGCAAATCCTTTAGGGGGAGTTGGGCGTGTAATCTTAACTGGCTCGTTTTCATCGTTCAGATTGGCGGCGATTTCTTTCTCTTGTACTCGGTCGATTACAACTTCTTTTGGAGCGTTATCTACTTTAATTTCCCGCCCTAGCATGAGGGGGGTAGTGATCTTGCCATAGTGCGGGCACTTTTCGCAGATGCCGGGGTTTGCCTCGTCTAGCTTAAGGCATTTATATGGGCCTTTGATGGCATTCCATTTAGTGTTGTGGCGGTCTAAATCATAGGGGTGCATAGCCGATAAAGCCAAGCCTTCTTCCACCCCGTCAGCGCATGATTTAGCTAGGCTGAGGATACCTCGCCACAAGGGTTCCATGCCGTCTTCGGTAGCATGTTCTTTGTAATGGTTGATCTGCCCACAAGTTGTGATGTTTTTAAAGAACGTAACGCTGTTCTCCATTAGCTTTACGCTATTGGCATTAGGGGCTAATTTAGGGCGGTTTCCGGGCAGTTGCAGGGCTGGTAGGTCTTCGTATGCCGCAACCCCAATCGCTTCTCTAAGGTGCTCGGCAAGGGCACCAAAATCAAATATATCGCCTTGTACCTTAATGACAACCTTACGGGGTGTTTCTTGCTTATAGTTGTGTGTATCAGGTACACGTAGGATTCGGGCGGCATCGCCAGTTACCGAGGCGTCGATGTTAAAGCCTTCTTTCTTGCACAGCCGCTTTAAGTTCTCAGCAACAGGTTTCCAAGTAGAAATATCAACTTCTTCGGCAAATGGAAAATACACATGCAAGCCCCCACCGCTAGAGATAATCCACGGATTACCAAGCAAGTCTAAACCTGTGCCGATTAAAAACTTATCTAGCGCATCAGCCGCAGCTTTCTTATTTTTGTAGTCTTTGCCTTCTCCACAATCTATATCCAAAAACAACGACTTGATCTTTACTGCGTTATCAGCAAGGCGTTTCTTCTCGTCATTAAATGTAGCGAGTGCATAAAATGTGTTGTACTTTTTCTCGTCAAACTGTATAGCGGCGCTATACAACTCTTCAATCGTATTTACAAATACGTGTTCTTTTTTAGCTGTGCTAATTTCTACGGCGCAATAAACACCCGAAGTCGGTAGCACAGTCGCTAGGAATTCCTGCGACGTCATGTGAAACCTTTCGAGTTAATAACTGCGGGTGAGTACTATTTTGTCAGCAAAGCGGCGAACTAATTCTTTTTGGAAACTTATTGGTAAACCCTGTACATACACATACGCTTCACAAAAGCGCAACAGTTCAAGATCACTAAGAGTCGGTGGGTAAATCGGAGTTTCTATTTGTTCTTTAAGCATTGTCTTAGTGCCTCTTCGGATGTCTTGCTAGATTGGAGTATGTTCAACAAGGACTGCACACGCATCTTATATGCGTTGGTTACTTCAGTTCCACTAAACCAGTTGTATACAGTTTGTCTTGTTGCGCCTGTGAATTTTGCTACTTCTATTACTGGGAAATCTAAATGGATAGCCCAGCGCCCTAGCTGGTTGCCCAGCGTCTTGGGTGCATTCTTCGTTGTGTTTTTAATCTCTTCTGAATAAGCCATATTGTTCTCGTTATATTGGGGTGGGGGTACTAGTGTCGTGTTTAAAACATGTGAAGGATACAGGCTATTTAAAGTCGCCGAGCCGACTCACACGTTCCCCCCAAAACTTACTCGCCTGTTAGGTCATATCGTACATCGCCTTCAGTTTCATCTAAAAACTTTTTGCTCTTTAACATATACATAGAAGTTAAATCAAATGCCACACCATAAATTTCTTCTGCGCTATCGTCATTGTCGTAATCAAACCTATTTGCTAAAACAAGCATAAATTCTTTAATCATTTGCTGACGCTTTACCTCTTTTCGCATAGCAGGGTGGTTATATATTTTAGATTGCAGTTCGTTTTCTCGTTGCTTTGCATCTATTCGAGCGTTTCTTTCTTCAACCATTTGTTTTCTTGTAGCCATTTCTATTTCCTTTTAATTTGGTTAGTTGGGGGCAAAGCCCCCTTGTTTACTTACTCGTCGTCCCACTCATCAACGGTAGCGGCTAAGCTACTCGTCTTCTTGGCTGGTACTGCGGTTGCCTTAACTGCTGGCTTGCGCTTCTCAGGCTCATCAAACGACTCGGCTTCTGCCTCAACTGGTGCGGCTTTAGCTTTTGGCTTAGCACCCTCGAGGGCTAGCGGAGCATCTACTTTCTTAGCCACGCTCATTGTGATAGCGTTCTTAGCTGGTGCAGATGTGCCTTTCTCTACTGCTACTGCGTACTCATCATCCTCTAACCAACGTAACGGTTGGAAGAACAACTTGGGTACTGCGGCTTTTGTATCAAAACGTAGACGTGTTACGAGTGTCTCAGGGTTGATGTTCTGTGCCGCAAGATAGCGAGCATAGGCTTGTAGCGGACGCTTATCGCCTTCTTCTTTACCGAAGATTGATGTAGCGGCTAGGGTTAACTGCATTACATCACCACTAATATCGTTGGCTAACACTACTGCAAGCCGTTGTGAAAAACGGCAAGCCTTGGATTCGCCCTGACCTGAGCCCTTAACATTCATCGGGCATGATGCGCAATTTGATGCTTGTGGCTCATCAATACTAGCATCAGGTGTTTCGCCATCAGCAGACCAGCAATTAGGTGCTGAGGTGTTGCCCTCTTCGTATGTGCCAGCGTAGTATGTACGACTGATTTTTGGTGCGGCATTAACGATAACAACATCAAGGTGGCGATCATCAATAGAGGTAATCTCCTTGCCATCAGCCATCAAACGGAATACACCGCCCTTGATAGAAATACGTTTGCCACCGCCACCGATACCGCCCCCTGCGAGGCTCTTGGCTAGTGATGATAATTCACCTTTGCGTGCAAAGGATGGTGCTTGTGTTGCATTAAAGTTGGCTAGTTCGCCCATGTTACTGCTCCTATTTGGTTGGTTTACGTACTGTTACTGCATACTCAGACATCGAGTTGAGTCCGGCTGGTACTGCACCGGGGTTCTCTTCTAAAAACATAGACATATTCTTTTGCGATATGCGCTTTTCAAATAAGTCTAGTGCATCATGCTCCACAACAAACGTCTTAAATGAATCCCAGTCATCTGTGTAGTAGCGTGTTTTTTGTGACAAGATAATCGTGCCTTCATCTGTGCGCACTGAGTTGCTACCCAATGCCAACATCTGATCTTTCATGGCGTTCTTAATCTCGTCTTGCTTCGCTTTAAGTTCTTCAATCTGACTCTCGTATTCTTTGGTCAGTTCTTGAACCTTGGAGTATATCTTACGATACACACGGGCTAGTTTATCTAGCGGTATTGCTTCATCTTCGTTTGGCATTTTTATGCTCCTTTGTAAAAGATTATACATCATTACAGATGCTTTGTAACCCGATATAGGGTTTTCCTTATGAAATAATTTCCTCCTTATAAAGACTTAATAGAATGTCATGCCCTGCAACACGCTTCTCTAACTGCTTGAACATTTTCTTTTCTATCTCGCTACCTTGCAAGTGTATCACGGTTACGTTGGTGGACGTCTGCCCGATGCGGTCTGCCCGAGCAATACATTGTAAATACGTCTCTACCGACATTACAGGGCCATAAAACACCACAGTATCGGCGGCTGTTAAGGTTACACCATGCGATGCAGCTTGCGGTTGCACAACCAGTATGCGAGGCTCAGGCATCGTTTGAAAGCGCTTGAATATATCGGTTCGTTTATTTACCGACACATCGCCATGAATAACTTCGCTCGCAATACCACGTTTTACCAAGAAGTTGTTGATTGTTTCAATGCTATGCCTAAATGGTGCAAACACAATCACTTTACGGCTTGTTTCTTCCAATACTTCAAGTAGTACATTTAACCTAGGCATACAGTCAAATTCTACTACTTCGTGATCATCGGTATACGCTGCGCCTGCGGAAATTTGTAATAGCTTTGATACACCCGCCGCCGCATTAACTGCAGTAATGGTTTCTCCCGATGCCTGCATAACCATCTTATCTTTTAACAAGCGGTAGTACTTAACTTGCTGGGGTGTTAGCGGTATCTCTCGGGTCTCAGTTAATACTGGCGGTAAGTCGGTACACTCTTCTTTTGTATAACGTATTGCTGGCTGAAGTGCATCAAATACCGCTTGTGCCGCACCTGATTTTGGTACCCACTTAAACTTAGTTAGCTTAGCCATTACCTTGTCACGCCATGCAGTAGCGAATTTCGGTACACCTGAAGGGTTCACTAGCTTAGCCAAACCATAAGCATCCACAGGCGATTGCGCAGAAGGTGTACCAGTCATCATCCATAACATGGTGTCAGGCTTGAGAATTTTGTTAAGGGACTTCCATCGTTTTGTTGACGGGTTTTTGTATGCGTTAGCTTCGTCTACGATAACCAAATCAAACTTGCCGTTGGCAACGACTTCCTCAGCGATTAGATTTAAGCCATCGTAGTTCACCACAACAAACTCGTAGTCACCTTGTACCATCTCAATACGTCTTGATGCCTGAGTATGATGCGCCGCTACTACTGAGCGGTGAATGATGCTTTTACCAAAACTACTTACCCAAGCGTCGTGCATGATAGATAGCGGACATAGAATCAAACAACGGCGCACTTGCCCTAGCTTCATTAGATAATCAGCCGCCCACAATGCTGAGAACGTCTTGCCAGTACCGGGGTCATTAAACACAAACGCTCTACGATTGATTGTCAGGAAAGATGCGGTGTCGATCTGATGGGCAAAGGGTTTATACCTACCGGGCCAAGGGTACTTGGCTTCAATCGGTGATGGTATGTTTTTAACACCTAGGTTGCGGAGCACACGCACTTCATCTAACCCCCAATACACCGCCACTTCAAACGTGCCGTTCTCTTCGCTTACGACTTTGCTTCTTGGAATGATGCTGTACTTGTCGGGGTTGCGTGTCTTAAACAGCAACGCTTTGTTTTCTATGATTTGCATTAGTCTATGATCTCGTAAGTGTCGTTTGCTTTGTCGTACTTCATGCGGTTAGCCCACCATAAACGGTTGCCAATCTCCCACATAAGTACATCTTGCTCTCGTGTTTCAACCGCTGGTACTGCTCCGTCACCGTATTTAATAATCCACATGTTTACGCACGCTTCGATTGGTAAATCTTTTGCTTCTGTGGTGTATTCGTGTGCATCTACTTTTCTTTTCATTAGTGGTAGCCCTCGTTCGTCAAACTCTGCTCCATAAGGTCTCTTACGTACCCATTTCTCGGGAGCGTATACTGCTCTTGGGTCAGTCCAACCCCCAAACTGATACCTTTCTGTACTAACTTTCATTCAATGATCCTATACACGGCGGTGTACTGGTTAGCTAGGTTGTGCTTTTCTAATTTATTCGCCCCTACCAACCTAATCAAAGCTAAGCGCCAAAAGTCATCGCTTATAAAGTCTTTTTCATTAACCCATTCTCCTTGCCAACGCATTGTCCACATGTCTACCAGTGCAGATAGTGGCGCCTTCATAGCCTCATGGTGTAAGTCTTGTTCGTTTAGGGTTTTGGTGTGTAAGGACGAACGATTTTCCCACGTACCTGTAATAGTGGTTGAGTTAACGTTGTTTGCGTTTAGTGTGACGCCTGTGTTTGTACTTGTTATTTTTTGTCTTTCGTACACCAATGCGTCAGCATAAGCCTCGTCTGATATGCCCATTATTTTATTGCCCCCTTAGCTGTTCGTTTGTATGAGCGGTTCTTGCTGGCTGGTTCGGCTCTAAGGTTAGAGCGAGTTGTTGTACCGCCTTTGCTTAGTGGTTTCTTGTGATCAATATCAAGCCCGTCGCCTTTATGCACAATGCCCTCACGCTCCATGATTCTTCTAGCCTTATTACGCTCTGCCCTTCTTTTTTTTATTTCGGGAGTCCCATCATAATTTAAATACTCCTGACGATAATTACGTTTAGTTGCCATAGCTGTTTCCTTTACTTGAATTCTCTGATTTCGTTAATAGTTGCAAATTAGTATGCACATGTAAACCTGATACGCTTTTGCCTCGTAACGGAATAATGTGGTCAACTTCTAGGTTACTACGTAATGCTTCAACATAAAACTGCTTTATTAATTCTTTGTCTGCCCACAATGGAGTAGCCTGCCTTATTTTTCTACGCCGCATAGCAGTGGATAAGTTAACCCTGTCTTTGTTTTCTTTTTTCCATTTGCGATGTAGCTCTTCGTACTTATGCTTATTTTTAGCGGTGCTTTTACGACTGACTTCTTTTCTTTTTTCGGGGTTTGCTGCTACCCATGCTTTGCCTTTTGCCCTGTGGCGCTCTAAGTTTTTAGCACGCCATTCATCTTTAGTTTTCTTTTGACAGATTTTGCAGTAGTTGCGATGCCCGTCTTTGCATGTGGGCGCTAAAGAGAAAAGCGTAATATCTTTCTCGCAAAGGCACCGTACACAAGTCTTTAACATCTTTCTCTCCTAATGCTTTGGGTTAAATTCACAATTTTTACAAGGACACCAGCCACATAAAGGTGTACTTGTTGGGTTCCAAACATCATTATCGTAGGATGCGGCTAGTTTTGCTACCCTCTCCCTGTAATGCCACCAATGAAAGTCTTTCTCTTCTACGGTCATCGTTTGTGTGACCATCGAGTTCTTTACAACAAATAGCAGAGCAGAGTTAACTTGGCGTATGTGGGGGAAGTGGGCAAACACCATCAAAGACATCAGGGTTAGCTGATCTCGATCGGGGTATTTATTGTTGCCTGTCTTGTAGTCAACTACCCTAGCTTTAAAGCCATCGTCATCAATAATAAGTAAATCAGCAATACCACGCACCCATACATCAGGGTCGCTAAAAGCACAAGGAGTCAAGTCTTCTTTCAATCCCATTTCATGCTCGCATAGTTTGCGTCCTGTTTTTTTAAGTAGTGCGTCCAGCGTAGGCTTCATGAAGTCGTGCTCAGGTGGTAGTGGTACGTTATCACGTACGTAGTTTTCAGCAGACTCGTGTACTTGCTTGCCATAGATAGTGTGAACTGTGTCTGTGAACGGGTAATTCTTAAGTACTTTGACTTCGTGGAAACGTCTTGCACAGCCCTCGTAGTCCTTAAGACCTGAGTGTGACCATTTAATTTTCATTGCGGTTTTCTTTCCATCGTTCAAAAAGTGCGCATACTTTAGAGAAGTCAGAGGTTGATCTATATGCGTTGGAATACTCATACCCAATCGGTACATGTACCCCTGCGTTGTACATAAACAACCCATTCTTAATCTCCATAGGAAACCCAGTAATCTCCATTAAAGTCAGCATGCACTGTTCTTCATCAGATAGGGTTAGCATTGTGTTTAGTCCAAAAGTTAAATGCTTTGCGTATTGCTTCGTATTCTGTGTCTGCTTTAAACCCGAAATACCCTTTGTCTTTGTGCCATATAGCAACCGAGGTGTACTCTTTTTCTATATCAGCGCCTACCATCCAGTCGTTCAGTTTCATCAAATCAACCATAGTCTGTTCTTCAGCACTCCATTGCGGTTCGTAGTAGCCCATTTAAAACCTCGCAGTCTTGATAGCCTGATCTAGGCGGTTGGCAAAGGCAGTCACGAACTTCTCGTCATGCGTTAACTTACACCCCATGTCATACAGAATAGCGTGGGTGAGCTCGTGCCAAAAGGTATTAGCTCGCTCATCCGCGTCATACTTATACTCTCTGAGTGGGTTGCCTTTGGCTAGGGTAATGGTGTGGGTTTCCTCGTCAAAACACCCATGACATATCTTGTTGCCGACTACTAAACTATCTTTCGTGCGTATCTGGTGGGGGGTATTGCCTATGGTAACTTCTTTAGGTATCTTCATTTAGCTTCTCCGTATCGTTTGTTACAGCCTGTTTCTGCATCTAATGGTATGCCGGGCATGTACGAAGGTTCTTTGACCATCTGTTCCAATACCCATGCTTCTGCTTCTACGGCTTCATTCTCAGGGACTAAGCACACAACCTCATCGTGCACAGTTAGTACGCAGGAATACCTCTTCTGTATCCTGAGCATGCCATCCGTCATCACACATCTTGCTACTGCTTGCACTACGTTCTCTACTATCTTACCGCCATACAACTTGCGCCTAGACTTTGCATCGACGCCATAAGACCACTGAACTCTACCTTTTTCATCGGCATGACCAGTTAATTCGGGGTACTTTAAAGCAAGACCGCTAGGTAAGATTATACGCTCTTTGTCAAAAGTTAGGCATTTATGTTCATAGGGTTTACCATTAGCTAGGCTATGATTCACCAACGAGTTGCACAGATCCCATAGGTCGACTACTGGATGGGCGGCGTCTCTATATTTATCAATGATCTTCTTGGCGGCAAGGCAATGTATCAACAACTCTTTCTCCGAACAGGTATGCGGTATAGCACGCATCATTTCCATGTTCTTCTCCCAACCAATGAAGTTGTTCACATCTTGAGCACTTACCCCCAACTGCTTGGCAAATGCTTTGTCGTACATGGTAGGCGGCGCACCTAGAAAGCCTGTAAGTAACTGTGCAGAGAAGCTAGCCCAGCCCATGCCGTAACCACAACCCAATAGTGCAGACTTAGCTGACTGTCTTAGGTCGGGGTGGTCGTTCTTGTTGAGATCCGGAATGCCGAACATTTGCGCACCGAACGCCGCATAAGCATCTTTTCCCGAGGCGAAGATGTTGAGAAGCGCTTGGTAGTCAGCAAGGTACGCCAGTACCCTAGGCTCAATTTGCGAGAGGTCGCATACAACGAGGGTATAACCTTCCGGCGCTTGGATACTTTTGCGTAGGAAGGAACCCCGTTTGAGGTTCTGAAGATTAAGCCCCGAACCCTTGGACGCCGACCAACGACCGGTGTGTGCGCCGTAGTAGTTGAGTGGGACAGGAAGCGTACCTCGTTGTGATATATCAACGAATCTCTGCGCTCTTGTGCGTTCAAGCGTTGATTTGACTTTGAGCCTTGCTTCGCACAGTAGGGCAACATCCTCGTTATCGCTGTTAAGTAACGCTTGGAAGAGTGCGTCGTTTTTAGCAAACGCAAAAGCTTCTTTACCAGTCGTCTTGCTAATTTTTCTCGGTGGGACAATCCCAATTTCAGTAAGTACTCTAGCAAACTGATCGTTGCTAGCAAGCGCCGTTTCGTCAATGTTAATTTTTGCAAGTAGCGCTTCACGTTTTTGCTTTTCATCTTTGATTGCTTCACTTAACATCTCCTCGTCTAGTTCTAGTACAGGGTTGGTAAACATGCGCAAGGTCATGTCAATTAGCTTGAGTTCTTTTAGAGGAAAACCGCCATCAACTTCCGTCAGCAAGTTCTCAAATATTTTCTCGCATAAGAACACGTCATGCTTACAGTACTCAGCAAGCTCTTGCTCTACTTCCCAGCTTAGTTCACTTATCCCATTGGTGCTGTGTACTGCGTTGCCCTTCGGCGGTAGTTCATAAATCTCAGCTAACTTCATTAGGCTGTTGCCTGCTTCTACGCCCCTAAGAGCACGAGCCATAGATAGAGAGTCAAAAACAAAGCAAGGCTTCGCCCCATAAACCCAGCTAAGGATAGCAATATCAAACTGAGCATTATGCGCAAGCACCGCCGTCCGACTCCAATCAATCGAGTCAACCCATTTTTGTATGTCATCGTGTGGTACCCATGCAATCGTGTCCTCTGCATCTAGCGTTTTGTAACACAGGCCAAAGGCTTTGAACCGTGGGTCTCTGATGTACTCTTCAGTAGTCATCTTTGATAGCGTGTACTCCTTGCTATCCCAACGTGTTTCAAAGTCAATGACAAGTATCTTGTCGAATGGTGCGTTCATTTCTCTTGTGCCTTTCCAAATAACTCCAATGGATAAATACTGCCATGCTTAAAACATTCTTTGGCATATTCTGTTCTGTTATCTTGATACACCCTTGAAACTTCAACACCATTTTCAATAACAACAGTCATATCATCATAAATACAGGTAGCTATATAGTTCATTTCTCTTGTGCCTTTTTTAGTATTGTTCTAATCATTGGGATAGCGTTTCTTTCAGTCAATTCCCAGTAATCACCCATGTCTAAACAAAAAGCATTTATAAAATCCCATATTTCTTCATCTGTTAGTTGCTCTAACTGTGGTGAGCAAGTATGAATAGAATCGCCTGTAACTCTTTGACCGCAAGCAACGCAAGAAGTCCAAGACACATATTCCCCAGCCATGTGACTAGCAGTTCTATCAAACGATTCGTCTTGTTCTTTTACTGGATGGGTGCAACCACATTGACTGGGAATCCTATGGCAATATTTACAAAAAGTATTTTGGTTCATTTCTCTTGTGCCTTTCTTATGCAAGCCCTTACAAACTCATGCGGATAGTCGTCAATACAGTTGTATTCATGCACTAACATATCTATTTCCTCATCTGTTAGTTCTTTTACTGGATGGGTATAGAGTGGAATACCATTTTTTAATTGCTGGCTTCCAATATGGCAGTCGTAATGAGGCAACCTTTCAAGGTCGTATGGGTCTATCCACGCTACTGGTTCATTGTTCATGCTTAACTCCTCGTTAGTTGTCCACTAAAGCAATATGCACCATTGTGCTCAAGCTGAACCCAAGGCGCCGCCCATATTGTGAAGCCTGCCTTGCGTGCTATCTTGCAGAAGTGGTAGTCCTCTGATAACAAGCGACCGTCTGACTCTTCGTCAATACTTGTTGCAAAGAACTCTTTGATAGTCTTAGGCTTGTTCTCATCAACTGCACGCCACATGTCGTTCTTGTACTCGGGCACAGTCGTAGCTAACTTCTCAAACACCTCACGCTTGATTAACATAAAGCCAGTACCGCCGTTCTCAATCTGCATAGGCTCGTATAGCATACCTTCTTGGTGTAACGCACCACCTACTAAGTTAACAACAAAGCTACCAGTATGAAGATGCAATTCTTGCATAGGTACGCCAGCCTTAACAGCTTCTTCTACTTTGGGCCAGTTGATTTCTTTCTTGGGGTAAATGCCACAAATAATATCTTTGTCAGCATCAATCATAGGAATGATATGCGATGGGTGAAAGCCTATGTCCGCATCAATAAACATCAAGTGTGTGCAATCAGTATCTAAGAAGTCGTGCGTCAAACTGTTGCGTCCTCGTGTGATGAGCGATTCATTAGTCATGTATCCATAACGGAAAGCTATGTTGTCCTTGCCCAACGTGCCAGCCATCTGCACCATGCCTACTGTATACGAGCCATGACATACACCGCCGTACATTGGGGTTGCTATAAATAAGTTAGCTTTCATGCTTTCTTTTCCTTCTTTGTAGTTAGTTTCTTACGCATCTTTATGCCAGCTTGAGCGTTTTCGTTTTGTTTTATAAATTGTTTAATCAGAGCAAGTAGTCCTTCTTGTACTAAAAACTCCAAGCCTTCTTTATCAAGGTGAACAAACACGTCTGCTGACCCATCTTTGTTTTCTCTAAAGCGCTCGATTTTTATATCCATCATTTGCCCCCTGTTGTGCCTCTTGTCCACATACTTTGAATAGAACGAAATGCTTCGAGGCGCTCTAAAAATGGGTGAGGCTTTGGTACATAGTTCTTGTGGTATGTTGTGTTGGTGCGTGGTTGTGCAATTTTAAATTCGTTTGGTTTTGGTCTGTATGTTTCAAACTTAGCTTGTTTCATTGTAGTGTCCTGTTCTTGATTAGATTTTTAATACGTTCACTTACTTCTGCGGCGGTTTCGAGTAGTAGCATTGGCAATTCCATCTCATCCATATTCAACCCATATACCTTGACGGTTTCTGATTCGTTGTTGACTATGATTACTGCGGCTGAGTGGACTGCGTTTTCTACTGTGCATAGGGCTAGCGCCTGTTGCACTTCTTCATACGCCTGTTCCTTGGTGTGCTTTCTCATTCGAGTCCTTTATTAATGACGTCAAATGCTTCTTGTACGTCAGGTATGTTATCTTCGTTAACTACCAATACAAAACCCTGCGCTTGCCTGATCTTTGCCATCTCTGCTTCTTGTAGTGCGGTAGGTTTATTACTTCCAGCCTTACACTCAATAGCAACGAAATAACCCCGATAACAAAACACAATATCAGGAACCCCACTACGCCCATAGCCACCAGTAGCAGGGAAAAAATAGTAAGCGCCGTTCTTTTTAATAACATCGACAACTTTCTTTTTAACTTTGGCTTCGGGTGTCAAGCATCCTCCTTACCATAGCGTCTGCGTACGTCGTCAATCCTTTGCAAACATGCTACTATTTTGTGAAGTTGTTGCTCAACGATTTGTTCTTCGTGTACACGATGTGCTTTGAGCGCAACAATAACCTCGGCTTCAAGATTACATAGTGCGGCGTTCTCACGCATCATCAATAGGATTTCACTTTCCGACATAGGCATGCTTTATCTCCTCTAAAAAGTTTCTACCTTTTTCTGTTAATGTTAGTTCGTTGGCACGTCTATCGGGTTTAGCAACTTTTTCTTGCACAAACTTCTTGGCAACAACTCTCTTAAGATACTTGTGCGTTGTCGCTTGTGACATGACGTTCTCTGCCTCAGCAATCTTGAACACACCAGTCGTGGATAGCGGTGCTTCTTTGCCTACCATACCGATGATGTATTCGTCTTGCCATCCGATTCGATTCTTAAAACGTAATGCCTGTGTTTCATATGCGTTCACTCTACTTCTCCTTTAGTTGGTTGTTCATCACACCGCTCGATCAATGCGGCATAGCCACAGATGTCTACTAGGTTATCTCTATGTGTTGGGTCGTTAGCAAACCGAGCCACTTTAACTAGCATCATTAATGCGGCAACGTCTTTCTCGTCTATTACCCCACCGCCTTCTACTGAAGCACCGCACGCAACCAAATAGGAATTCCACATGGTGGCGATGGTGCGTAGATTCTTAGAAGGATGACCGTAGGTCTTCTCTCTGTCCCCGTAGATGATGGCATTAGCTTCTTTCAAAATACTCATACAACCCCCTTAGAAACTGAACTTGGATAAGATGTCATCGACTTGCGTCTTAACATCTGTGCGTGCGCCTACGTCCTTGCGTAAGTCCTTAACATCAATACCGCCGATGGCTTTCTTCAATGCCTTGCGTGCCTCGTCTAACTGTGGGTCATTGATTATATTCAAACTGCTAGCCAAGTCACACAAATCATGCGCACCTTCTAGCAACGAGTCGTGGAACTTGCGAGGCTTAGCCTCACCACTAACATAGTCAATAGACAGGCGGTCAGACATACGCTTCAGGTGCTCGAGTAATCTACCCTTGATGTCCTTCATTGCGTGGTCAACACGCTCATCAGCTAGGCTTGACAACTTCTTGCGGAGTTCTTCTTGCGCATCATTACCGATGTCTACCCTAAAGTCACCCGATGCAGGCACAGGCATGTAGTTCACATTGAAGCGGAACCGATGCTCGATGTCATTAGGGTTAGGGTAGTCGGTGCGGTTGAACATGTCGCCCAATGCCATAGCTTGTGCAGTAATCAGCGATGGGTAGACTTGTACGAACTCGGTGACTAAGCCATAGAACGTATCTTCTGCGTGTTGTAGCTTGGTATTAAATTCCATGAACTTAACGCTAGGTAGTAGACGGATACCTGAGTCACTCCACGGCAACGTGTTGTCGTATACCATGTCCCTAGTCTGTGTTACGAACTTGCTGATAACTTCCAACTCGTTACGACCAGCGAGCAAGTGTTTGTTTACACGAGCCGCACCCTTGTTCTGCGCTTGCTTATTGGCAACTAGCTCGTCTGATACTGAGCGGTCTAGCTTGCGTGCAGTCCATTGTGATACGTTTAATTCTACCAACATAGCGCATGTGTCAATGGAGTACCTAGCCATTTTAATTTCTGTGTTCATAACTTCTCCTTCGTTCTGTTGTTTACTTGTTTACGTGGGGGTGTTGTCAATGCCTTCTCTAGACTCCACCCTTTGCGAACCCTTGCTTTATATAAGCCGTAGGTTATGCCTGTCTTTCGACACCAATCGCTTATGCACATTGTTTCGTTACCTATGCGTGTTGGCTTGGCTCTCCTACTATTAATGTTTTGCGCACTTGTTGATGCCCATTGGCAGTTGCTTGGGCTATACCCCCTATCGTTGTTACGCCTATCAAGTGACATGCCTTTCGGTCTGTCACCCATATCAGCGTAGAAGTTTTCAAAAGAAAGCCACCGCTTACAAACAGTAATACCCCTGCCCCCGTAGTCTACATAGCGTGGGTTGTTTGGGTTGGTACATCTTTGCTTCATGTTTTTCCACACGCCGTAGATACTGGGGTAGTGTCTAGCGTTGTGCTTTCCTGCTGTCATGCCGTGTGACTTAGCTGGCATAGATTCTCCTAAGAAGAGTAGATACGTACAGTTTTACCTTGTGGTGCAACGAAGTGGTCGTTATCCACAATCCCCCATAAAGCAGGTACGTCTAGTTTACCATTACTTCCGTCTAAGTATCCATCACTTAACCATATAACACCTTTGGGTTGATACTTATTTGCTTTGATATATTCGACAACGCATTGCGGAGAAGTACCACCACCACCTGCTGGCTTGAGTAACGATGCGATGTTGGCATACTCGTGTGGCTTGAACACCTGATCACCGCATACCTCGCAGTCCCACCAAAGCATACGCACAGAGTCAGGTCGGACATTCTCTACAATGCGGGCTACCTCACCGAATACAGTAGGGTAGATCGGGCCCATTGAACCTGACGTATCGCATGCGATGATGAGTTCGCCTGTTGCTTCTGAGAAGTGCGATGGCATGATGACACCTAGTGGTAACAAGCGCTTGTTAGGTGGAGCAAAACGAGAATACTCATCACCCTCGCATAGCGCAGTAATCCAATCACGCATATGCTCACGCCAGTTAGTGTCACGCTTCTGTGTCGCACGATCTAACGCACTACCACGAGAACCCTTACCAGCTAGCTTGTCAGACAACAACTTACCCTGACGTACTGCGTCGTCGATCTGTCTACCTAACTCGTTGGCTTCCTTGCTACCTAACTCAACTGCCTTGCCGAACATGTGCTCATCCATAGCACCGCCTGACTTGCCGTTACCCTGTCCATTTTGATTCTGTTGTTGTGGTGGAGGATTACGCAACAAGTCTTGCAATACCTCGATGAAAGAATGACCGTAGTACTTAGCATCTACCAAGGGAGCAGGCTCGGTTGGTCGCTCAACGAATGTGAAGTTGGGGTCGATCTCCTCGATGGTTGCATTAACTACGTAGTCCATAGCCATGTTGCACAGCTGTGGATACTTCTTGGATAGTTCTATGTAGTTAGTGCAGTGCATCAACGCTTTGTGTAACGCCTCGTGTGCAACGAGATAGCGCAACTGCTTGCGGCTAAGGGTATTGACGAACGCAGGGTCATAGTAAACATCACGACCATCTGTGCCTGCCGTACCGATGTCCTCGAACTTGACGTCACCTACATAGACCACACCTGATAGACCAGCGAAGTCTTTGTTGTTGCTGAAGTCAACGTGTACTGCAATCACCCGATCGGGTGCTGATAACTTATCCCATGTCTTGGACATATGTCCTCCTTATTTGGTTGAGAAGTAAATCTTGTTGTCTTGCATCAATACTTGGAACGGCTTAACAGTCACAAACAATGCGGCACGAGTAGAGTTAGCGATGTTGTTAGCGAACATGCTTTGTAGTTCTCTTCTGTTACGCATGACATACTCGGTGCATGCCTCGGCTTCTTCTCTGTTGGAAGTTTGTGTAACGCATTTCAATACAGTAATGATCTGCGCTACTGGATTGCTAGGGATAGGGCATGTTGAAGGCGATGAGATAATTTTAGAGAAGGGTGGTGTCTCATCACCGAAGCGAATGAACGCACCCATAACCTCTGACCCTGCACGACCGACAGTACCCTCGAGTAGACCCTGCAACGTATCAGTATCTAGGAACTCACGCTCTTTGATGATGTCGCTAGCTGAGTGTAGTGAGCGTGGAGTGATGTAAGCCTGTTGAGATAACAACGGATTGAAGATAACGTCATTCTCCTTAGACTGATCACGACCTGCATACTTACCGCCATCTTGATAGTCAAGGAAGCTATCGAACCATTGTGGATTCTCGTTGGTACATGCTAGCAAGATAGGGTCAATGCCGTTCTCGATACCCCAGTTATACCACTCAGTCTGCGTAGGTTTGCGCATGGTAAGAAAGACTAAGCGATTACGCAAGTGAGCCTGTATTGAATCGCCTAGACCCTCGACCGCAAGGTTAGTACCAGCGAATACCACAGAACCCTCAGCCATCTCGTAGTTACCAACAGCACGCTCGTACACAATCGGAGCAAGCACGTCTTTGATGTACTGCTTAGCCTTAGCCAACTCGTCAAGGAATACTAGCGATGGGCGTGCGCCGTTGATACCTCGTTGGTTGGTCTTGCTAACACCGAAGCGCTCGTTAGGTAACTCACGACTAACACCTGCGTCACGATCAATGTCAGGCATCCACACAGAACCATCAGACATCTGAGTACAGTCGAGCTTGACACCGATATGGTTAGCGAAGAACGGGTCACGCTCAAGCGTGTGATAGATACCAGTCTTACCGATACCGTTCTCACCTTGAACAATGATGGTGCGCTTGTGACCAATCATCTTGATAGCGTTTGCAACTTGTAATGAATTAAGTAATTTCATGGTGCTTATATCCTCGTTTGATTGTGGGAACTTTTGTTCCCGTTGTTTTAGTACTGCTTTTTAGAAAGTATAACATACTGCTTTATAGAAACAACAACTACTTACTCTCCTTTCTTATTGGCTCGGGTGTAATAAGTTCTCGGCAACGTGTTGCCAAACTGTGGTAGGGGTACGGATTGGCTACCCTTAGATAGACCAGCGAACGACATCAGCCTAGCTACTAGGGATTTCTTGAACTCCTCGGGGGTGATGCTAGCCACGATGTCATCAGCTTTCTCTTGTGCATCATCAGCATCGGCAGGGTTGCGTGACCTAGCCCAACCACTCATCTTGCGGAACAGACTGCCGTCATCAGCGGTGTATATCTTCTTGCTAGCTAGCATATCGAAGCAGTCCTGCGCTACCTCATCGAAGGTTTCCATGAACGACTGTGACTCAAGGGGTAGGGGTCGGTGGGTAAGGGCATCACGCATGGTTGCTTGAATTGTGTACCCTAAGCGGTTCTCACCGAACGGCGCACCCATAGACTGATCTAGTCTGACGTTATCTCGTAGCGTGGGTAGCTTGAACATCTGAAGCGTGACGTAGGCATCAAGTTCTTTCTTGAGATCCTTGCGTGTTTGCTTGTCATCAGAGGTTGAAGCTAAGCGGTATATGTCAGCGTGCCATGACTTTTCTATCACTAGCCTATCTTCCTTATCAAATACCAACAACGCAGAGAAGTCCTTGCCCTGATCTTTGTAGTATGGGTTGAGCGGCACCTTGACTGTATCACCTGTTGTGGTAGTCAAACCTTTGCCGTTGTAATACCCTGTGAACTTGTATTGCAGTTGAATATCGAACGTGCCGTATAAACCAATGACTGCCACCTCATACTCACCCTCTGCGTTGGGTTCATATATGCGAACGACATCTACGCCGTTGATCTTATACACATAGCTGTGCGCATCTTTCTGAAGCATTAAATGCGCTTCGCTTACTCGTCTTAAAGGTCTTTGATACTCGTTGTATTTCTTACTGCGTGGTGGCTTCTTGGTGTTGGTGAATTGCTCGTGTGCTTGTTGGTATGTTAATGTTGTGTAGTAGTTCATGCTAGTGCTCCTTCGTTGGTAAAGTGATAGTCATTGCAGTTAAAGTGGTCAAGCATCATCTCTTCGCTACATAGGTACTCGTACTCTTGTTTCAACCTATCGTATATATCTTTGGCGTACTCCCTTCCTGATTCGGTTATTGCTTTGGTTAGTTCTTCTGTTGATTTGATGTGGCAGTTATCGTCTGAGGCGATGATGTCGTATAGGTGCTGAACTTCCATACCCTTAAAGATAGACGGCAACTCCATCAGCCAGTCATCGGTGAACTCATCGGTGTGGTCTTCTACATCGCCGAACTGCATCGTGCTCTCATGGCAGTAGTGCGAGTTGTTGGCGGTGACTTTACTATGTTTGCTAACCACATCTTCTTGGATAAGCTGACACCACGCACTCAACCCTATGCTGTCCTTCTCATGCGTCTCGAGCCATTGCCTTACATCAACCTGACCTATCCAGCTAGCGCCATCGCCTTGTGAGTGAAAGCCTGAGAAGAATATCTTGTCGATATAAAAACCTACCTCTTTGCCGTCCTCGACAGCCATCTCGTAAGTGCCTTCCCACCACTCGTAGTCCATGCCATCGATATACCAGTTGCGTGCCTTTTCTTTGGCTTGGTCGGACAACTCGCCATACTTAAATACTTCTACTTCAATCGTCTTGCTCATATACCCCCCTTAATTAAATTCGACCTTGATACTTGCCTCACTTAACTTCTCTGCAACGACGTCTTCCAACTTGTCCTCGACCTGATCACGCACGATGTCATCAATCTGATCACTAACGGCATCATTCACCGCATCATTGAAGTCAAAGTGATCTGATGGGTCAAAGCGGTGGTCAAAGTAGGACTCGACCTCATCCTCCACAACAGATTCCACAGCGTCTTTAGCTAGGTCTTCTATGCCTGCGCCTATGAGTTCGTGCCGTATCAAGTCCTTAAACCAGTCTGCTTGTTGTAGTGTGAGTGAGAGGGTTTCTTGTAGCGTGGGAACATTTGTTTCCGTTTCGGGTTGGGCTTTAGCTTGGCTGATGACCGTAGTAAGAAGTTGAAGCTGAGTGCATATGTTGTTGATGATGGTGGGTAAGTCAGGGTTTGGGGTAGGTTGTGGTTCGGGTGCGTGTTGTGTTTGCATGATGTTTTGTATTACCTCCTTGGTTTCTTTTGGTACCTCGGGTGCATTGAGGTGGTCGGTTAGTGGTTGTGTTGGTGTTAGTTCTTGTAGTGTGAATGTGGTCATGGTTACTCTCCTTCGGTGATTAAATGGATGATGATGTTGTGTGGTTCAGTTGGGCTGAGATATTCTTTGAACTCCATTACTAAGTCAGCGTCAGCCATGCACTCGTAATGCGCCTGCCATGATTCAAGTAGGCGTTCGGTTATGGTTTCTCGGTCGATGGTTATTACTTCTTTCTCACTCATGCTGTTTCTCCTATCGCTTGGTTGAACTGCTCGGATACATCTACTTCTACTTCGTCACTACCATGTTTGGGGTTGATGGTTACCCATGCGCCTGTTGCCCCGATGGATATGCGTTCGCTACCTATGTTTCCCCAGCCATCGTCTGTATAACAATCAATGCCTGTGTTAAAGACAATAGAAGTAGCGCCATCTAACGACTTGATAATGCCCCTCGCCATCTTGTATTGCAGAATCATGTCGTCTTTGATGGTGACATTGATGTAGTCGGGTAGGTCAGAGTATTCGCTGTTGGTATACATATCTTCGGTGAACTCCACCTTAACGCCGCTAGCTTCTTGGTTTACCAACGCCCATGCTTCTTGCCACTCTTCGTCATCTTTGTTGGTGTCGTCAGCGAGCCACTCGTTGTTGTTGTGGTGGAAATACCTGTATTGAATTGTGTTAGGCATTGTTTTCTCCTTGTCTAGTGGTTTGTGCTACTTGTTGCTGAGTAATGTCGTTGATGTAGGTGCTGACCATATTTAGCACCTCTCGCTTGGCATCTCGATACTCTGATGCGTCAAGCATTGCTTGTATCTCATCTACTGATTTGCCTAGCTTGTGCATGGTGATTACTGCTTGGGCTACGCCCTTCATTGAACTCATACACCCCCCTTAATTTAAAAACCAATGAAGCCCAGCACGAACTATCTGAGCCACCATAAAGAACAAAACTAAATACAACACAACCCATACATACTTATCTTCGTCCATCCACTTCATGCTACACCTACCTTTCTTCGTTTGATTAACTCGTTTATCTTTACATCTGTGGGAACATTTGTTCCCGTTTTTGCCTGCTCCATTAGGTCTTGCCTAATTCGTTTCGCCTCTGCGTAGTTGTAGCTATGTTGATCTAGCATGGCGTGTTGTTGGGGTGTCGATTGCTCGGGCATTTGGTTTTTGTATGAGTAATAGCGGTTGGCGTAGTGCGTGACTTGGCTTTGTAGGTTCGCCTTTAGTATTTCAATCCAGCCCTCTCGTTTCTTCTGCCAATATTCTTTCATTACCTTGCTCCGTCTTCGTGGTATCGCTTCGGTTTTTTGCTTGACGAGGTTCTCGCCCAGCACTTTGTTCATATCACCTGACACCATCTTGTTTTTGATTTCTTGGATGGATAGTGGTGTGCGTCGTTTGGTTTGTAGTCTGCACTCAGCACAGTTCTTTGAGGTGGCGGTGTAGGGTGAGTTGATCTTGGGGTTGTTTAATACTGCTCGACTCTGTGCGAGGGTGAGTCTGCGTCTGAAATCTTTGCTCGGCTTTTCCTCACCGCAGGTTGCACAGGTTTTGGTTTTGGGAACATTTGTTCCCGTTTTGTTGAGTACGGTCATCAGGTTCTTTCTCGTTTTTGGACAATAGTCCACCATTTAATAGGAGGTGGACACACAAGTGGACACCCGCTAGAGTATATACCATAAGGGTTGGAGTAATAGTATGCCCAACTGTATACGAGCGACAGAGTTTTATTAAAGTAACTAAATCTTTCAAGTCTAAACCTCTGTCCATCTTTTACTCTCTTATTATTATGTATTTGTATCTCTTTATATATATACATATAGGTTGACTCTGGGTCGATGCCATATACCGCTTGGGTTAGCGGGTGTCCACTTAGTGTCCATGTGTAGTGAAAAGGTGGACTATTGTCCAAAATGGTATTTAAGAGGGGTTCTCCACAACACGTTGCAGAGAACCCGTTGAGTGGGAACATTTGTTCCCGATTTGGTCATGCCCACTTAGCACGAGCAAGGGCAACAGTAGTAGTGATGAACCACCCGTTGTTGTTGTCATACCCGTTGCTTGCACCGCCTAGCTTACGCCAAGCATTAGTGGCTGTCTTGAGGTGGTTGTGTAGCTTCATTGTGCCTTTCGGTGTGCGTTGGAATGAAGTGATAAGTCCGTTTTCTTTGTAGATAACAGCGTATGCGGTAGGTAAGTTCATGCTGATACTCCTTCGTTGGTTGGTTGGTTAAAGCGGATACATGGACTGCTACTGCTGAACCTTAGATACAAGCGAGTGCATAGCCCATATCGTTTATTGCCTGACACCATAAGCATCGGGCGTTTGATTGCCTTGCGTGTGTAGCGGTGTTTGGGTAGGCATTGCGCCTTCCATGAGTGTTGGATACTAGATAACATACAGCAACTCCTTAGTTTTTATATTCACAGATTAGGTTCTCGCCGTCCCATACTTGAACGAAACGGCAGGACTTACACAGCAAATCAAATAGTTCAAAAGCGTCTACTTGACTCTCTGCTTTATACCAACGGCTTGCTGACTGATGCTCGATTTTGATTTGATACATGGTGATACTCCTTCGATTGATTAGATTGGACAACAAACAGAACCGCAGAGAAGCCTCGCTTGCTTGACCAACCCTGCAAGTTCTGTCCAATGTGTTTGAGACAACTGTCCCCGATTACTTAATGATGCGTAGAAACTTAGCTTGCTCTGCCTTGCTCAATGCTTCGAACTTAACAACGAGTTGCTCAACAGCGTCAACCTGCTTACTAACCTTGCCGTTGCCCTTCTGCTTCTTAACATTGTGATACACACCTACATTGCGTTGCCATTGGCGTGTTGCCGTATCGTGTCTGCTCTCCCTTGTGCAAGCCTCGTCAGAGTAGAAATACCAAGAGCCTGTGCTACTCTGTTGGAAGTAGATAGTTTCCCGATACTTCTCTCCGTAAGCCTCGGCATGAGCCTGAGCCAATGACTCCACAACATCTTCCGACAAGAATTTCTTCTTACCTAAAGCGGTTGCCAAAGCGTCAGCCCATGCGAGTTTGCTAGATACAAATGATTTGTATGATGTGATTAAAGACATAGTAATTCTCCAAAAGAAAACGGGAACATTTGTTCCCATTGATAGACACACAGCGATGTGTGATCGAGAACCAATCTCGATGATTAAATGTACCATTCCGTAGGCTTTTTCAGGCTTTCATCACCCCACCCGATACCCACCAACCCGTTTAGTGGTCAGGCATGCTTGGACCATAGATCACTGTTCCTCAGCCACAAAATAAAAAAATGTCAAATCTTGTAAAAACCCAAATTAAATCAACGCCTTACAAACGCAAAGTGCATGAAATTTTAATAAAAAATTAACCGACCCGTGTCAAATTCTAGACAACAAACCCCAGCCTATAGGTATCAAATAGCACACCTAATTCCAACCTATAGGTATTAAAAAGATATACAAATTTCGGACAACGATGTCTTATTTTTGCATGAATTTTTCTATACATTTCAAGCATTTAACGCACTTATTTTTTAAATAACATAGTCAATGTTAAAACAATAACAAAGCAAATAAAAAAGTTTCCCGAACGGGAAAAATGTACGAAAAAGTGGGCAAAAATAGGAAAAAGTGCGTGATCGGGAAATTTTGTAAAGAAAAGTAAAAAGATTGTAAAGAAAAGTAAAAAGATTGTAAAGAAACGCAATGTCAACCAAAGTGCGCATAAACCCCAGAACATGTACGTAATGTCAACCAAACTGCACATACCCCCACAACATGTCAACCAAAGCGCACATACGCCAAACATGTTTACAAAACTGCAAAAAATCGACATATAAAATGTTGCAGTGCAACAAATTGTGTAATATACTACACAAACCGTGACTCATAAATGAGTCCATAACCCACTTAAGGAGTTTTATATGATCCATTCTGAATTTGAAAAGCAGTACAAAAATTATGAGCAGGCAGTAGAGCGGGTAGTTCAAGCCTACGAGTTTTGGTTTCATTCCATCATCTCAACCGCAAAAACTTATTTAGCCCAAAAAACTAAATAGTAAAAAAACCCCCACGTCTTAGGTGGGGGTTCAAACGAGGATGTACTAAGCATCAACCAAGGCCCAAACGAAGGAGGAAAAGCCTAGGTAAACAAAGTATACACAAAAACCTAAAAACAATATACAATCACCTCAACCGTGAACACCACACGCAACCAAAGGGGAAATAGTTGTTTTTAGAACACTTAGTCACAGCGCACGCAGCAGACTACACACCAGATCTTTTACAAGATCAAACCCCCTTTACCCCAACCAACGACCTTACCCCAGCGCAAACACTCAGCGCACAAAAGAAAACATCCGACTGGCTAAGCCAGTTTGACGAAGAAGATAACGCCACACTCACAGAAGCACAACAAGAAAAAACCGCCGACGCGTTCAATGCTCTAGTTCGCTCTGACCCCCACGCAAAACAAAAGCTACTACAGCTAGACCTGCCAGAAGAAATAAAAGCTGCCGTTGGTATGGTGACTGCTTATCAGTGGAAGTTTGTCGAGCAAGCAGAAGAGCTCAGAAGCATGGCGGTAAGCCACATTGTTAAAGAAATACAACATCCAGATGCGCGCATACGCTTAAAAGCTCTTGAAATGTTGGGTAAAGTAACCGAGGTAGCGTTGTTCACCGACAGAATCGCAGTAAAAAATGAAGAAGTGAGTGATGAGGAATTGGACGCTCGCATTAAAGAAAAACTAGGCCGCTACATGGGCGTGGTTGATGTTGTAGATGTCGAAGAAGTGCCTGAGAGAAGCGAATGAATTTGGACTTTTTAACCCCAGAAGAAGCTTTTGCTGCTCAGCTAGCGCTTAAAGACATGAGTATTGCGGAAAAGATGGCGTTTTTGGATGATTTAGAAAAGAAAGAATCAAGACAAACCCTATACAAAGCACAAACTGACCCTATTGAGTTTGCAAAACGCGTATACCCCGGGTTTAAAGTAGGCCCACACCACAGAAAGCTAGCAAAAATTTTCCAAGATGTGGTTGAGGGAAAGAAAAAGCGCGTCATTATCAACATAGCCCCGCGTATGGGTAAGTCGGAATTTTCATCCTACCTGTTTCCAGCTTATTTTTTAGGCAACTTCCCGGAAAAGAAGATCATCATGGGTACCCACACCGCGTCGCTATCAGAAGACTTTGGTCGTAGGGTAAGGAACTTGATAGATGGTGAAGATTACAAAGAGATATTTGCAGGTACACAGGTGGCTGCCGATCAGAAAGCTGCGGGCAAGTGGTCGACTAGCTCTGGAGGTCAGTATTACGCTGCTGGTGTTGGAGGCGCTCTTGCAGGTCGTGGTGCTGACTTGTTTGTTATTGACGATCCACACTCTGAACAAGATATGAAGGCGAACAGTCGCCTAGCGTTTGATAATGCGTGGTCTTGGTTTCAACAAGGTCCGTTACAACGTTTAATGCCGGGGGGTGCGATTATCATTATTATGACTAGGTGGAGTTTGCTAGACCTCACCGGGCGCCTCATTGACTACCAGATCAAGAACCCAGACACCATACCTTGGGAAATAGTAGAGTTACCCGCCATCCTTGATGAGGGCACAGAAAAAGAAAAATCACTGTGGCCCGCGCAGTGGAGCCTAGAAGCACTAAAGAATACGAAAGCGTCGATAGACCCACGGTTCTGGAACGCGCAGTATATGCAGAACCCGACAAGCGATATGTCGGCATTAGTAAGCCGGAAAGACTGGCAGATATGGGAAGGCGAAGACCCACCCCCGTGCGAGTACGTGATTCAGTCTTGGGATACGGCGTTTGAAACAAAGCAATCATCGGACTATTCCGCATGTACAACATGGGGCGTTTTTTATAGGGACGAGGATAAGCGCAACCCCAACATCATCCTGTTAGATGCGTTTAAAGACCGGATGACGTTTCCAGAACTCAAAACCATAGCCCTCAAACACTACAAAGAGTGGACTCCAGACGCATTCATCGTGGAGAAAAAAGCATCAGGTGGTCCGTTGATACAGGAACTAAGGCTAATTGGGATACCCGTACAAGAATTTAGTCCAAGCCGAGGTAACGACAAGATGGTTCGCTTAAATGCGGTCGCTGACTTGTTTACAAGTGGTAAAGTATGGGCACCAGATACACGCTGGGCAAGAGAAGTAATTGAAGAGATTGCGTCGTTTCCAGTTGGCGAACACGACGACTTCGTGGATACTACTACTCAAGCATTACTGCGTTACAGGCAGGGGGGCTTTATTAGCCTTGAAACTGACGAACAAGAAGATTTAACTTACAAATACCGCAGACGTGCGGCATATTACTAGGAAAAACCATGAGCATTGAAAAATCACTATACGCAGCCCCACAGGGTTTAGCAGGCTTGGAAAACCAAGAGCCCGATATTGAAATTGAGATCGAAGATCCAGAAGCACTAAAAGTTAGCGTGGATGGCGAAGAGATTCTTGATATAGAGAAAGATGGCGAAGAAGAAAACTTCGATGAGAACTTAGCCGACGTATTAGATGATGGCATTTTACAGTCGTTGGCGTCTGACCTTTCAGAAGATATTGATAACGACATTGGCTCCCGCTCTGATTGGGAGAAGATGTACAAAGACGGCATTACGCTTTTAGGACTCAAGTTTGAAGAACGAACAGAGCCTTGGGATGGCGCTTGCGGTGTGTTCCACCCAATGATTACAGAAGCAGTAGTACGTTTTCAGTCCGATACCATCATGGAGACTTTTCCAGCAAAAGGCCCAGTACGTACGCAAATTATTGGTAGAGATACGCCAGAGAAAAAAGATGCGGCAACTCGTGTTGAAGATGACATGAACTACCAGCTTACAGAGAAGATGCCTGAGTACAGACCTGAGCATGAGAAGATGCTGTGGAATTTGCCAAGTGCCGGTTCTGCCTTTAAAAAGGTTTACTACGACCCTAGCTTACAGCGCCCTGTATCTGTGTTTATTCCAGCTGAAGACATCATACTGCCGTACGGCATCTCCGAAATTAATACTTGCCACCGCATTACGCATCGTATGCGCAAGACTAAAAACGAGTTGTTAAAGTTAATGAACGCAGGGTTCTACCGTGACGTTGAGCTAGGTGAGCCAGATAAGTTTCTTAACGATATTCAGCAAAGCAAAGATAAAGAGACAGGTTTCTCCGCCACTAATGACGATCGCTTTGAGTTGTATGAGTCACACGTTGACTTAGATATTGAAGGTTTTGAAGACACAGACGAAGATGGCGAGCCTACAGGCATTGCGTTACCTTATGTAGTCACAATGCTACGCGGCACTAATGAGGTTTTAGCTATCCGTCGCAACTGGAAAGAAGATGATGAACTTAAACTTAAACGCCACCATTTCGTACATTACCAATACATTCCGGGCTATGGCTCGTATGGTTTTGGTTTGTTCCATCTTATTGGCGGTTACGCTAAGTCTGCTACTAGCATCATGCGTCAGCTCGTGGACGCCGGAACCCTCTCCAACTTGCCGGGTGGCCTTAAGGCCCGTGGCCTGCGAATAAAGGGCGATGACACTCCGATCGCACCGGGTGAATTCCGTGACGTAGATGTAGGATCAGGTTCAATCAGAGACAATATCCTCCCACTTCCATACAAAGAGCCTTCAATGGTTCTGTCTGGGTTGATGGATAAGATTATTGATGAAGCGCGTCGTTTTGCCGCAACATCTGACATGAAGATTTCTGACATGTCCAACCAAGCACCAGTAGGTACAACACTGGCAATCTTGGAAAGAAGTCTTAAGGTAATGAGCGCAGTACAAGCCCGTGTTCACTATGCGTTAAAGCAAGAACTTCAACTTATCGCTGGTTTGATTCGTGACTACACTGATCCTGATTACACCTACGAGCCAGAAGAAGGCCGTTCAAGCGCTAAGCGTGAAGACTACAGCATTGTTGAAGTTATTCCTGTTTCAGACCCAAATGCAGCAACTCTTAGCCAGCGCGTTGTCCAATACCAAGCAGTTATTCAGTTGGCACAGATGGCTCCGCAGATTTACGACTTGCCGTTCTTACATCGCCAAATGCTAGATGTCTTAGGTATCAAGCACGCTAACAAAATCGTACCAATGGAAGATGATGAGAAACCAAAAGACCCTGTAACAGAAAACCAGAACGCACTAAAAGGCAAACCGCTCAAAGCATTTTCGTTTCAAGATCACGAGGCGCACATCAAAGTGCACCAGATGGCTATGCAAGATCCGATCGTTCAACAGCTTATTGGGCAAAATCCACAAGCTCAGGCAATTATGGGGTCTATGCAAGCGCATATCGCTGAACACGTTGGCTACGCATACAGAAGTAAGATTGAGCTGGCGTTAGGTGTTGCATTGCCAAATCCAGAAGATGAATTGCCACCAGAGTTGGAAAAAGAAATTAGCCGTCTCATGGCAGAAGCCGCACCGCAAGTGTTGGCAGAATCCAAAGCTATGGCTGCGCAGCAACAAGCTCAACAAAATGCGCAAGACCCTGTATTGCAAATGCAGATGCAAGAACTCCAGATCAAACAACAGGAAGTAGAGCTTAAGAAACTTAAGATTCAAGTTGACGGCGCAGCTAAAGCCGATGAGCTAGGGCTTAAGAAACAAGAGCTTGAGTCCAAGATGGAAATGGATATGGTCAAGATGACTGAGCAAAACAAAGCAAAAATGCGCGAGATGCAGTCTAGAGAACAGCTTGAAGGCACCAGAATAGGTGTGGACATTGCTAAATCAAAACACCAGTTCAACAGTAAAAAACAAAAAGGAGAGTAGTAAATGGATTTAATGACGATGGATGTACTACAAGTACTACGCGACAAGTTTCGCGCAGATATGAACAATTTCACTGACGACTTGGCAAATGGTCAGTGCGCTTCCTTTGAGCAGTACAAAGAGCTTTGCGGGGTGATTCGAGGTCTAGCCTATGCAGAGCGCCATTTAATTGACCTCGCTGAAAATATAGAGAAAGCTAACGATGAGTGAAACCATCGCATTACCGGAGTCAGCATTAATCCTGCCGCCGGGCGTTAAAAGCCCACAAGTGGATCGAGAGTACGAAGAAGCAGCACCAGAGAACAAAGCAAAAGCACTACCCGACCCAAAAGGTTGGCGTTTGCTCTGCGCATTGATTGATCCGGATGACGCGTACGAAGGAAGTGGTCTTCTTAAGGCAGATAAAACCAAAGAAATTGAGGAATTGACCTCGCCAGTGCTGTTCGTTATTAAGCTGGGGCCTAGTGCCTATGATGCGGAGAAATTTCCAGAAGGTCCGTGGTGTAAAGAAGGCGACTTCGTTATTACCCGTCCATATACTGGTACACGCCTCAAGATTCATGGAAAAGAGTTTCGCTTGATTAATGACGATCAGGTTGAAGCAACTGTTGAAGACCCACGCGGTATTACACGCGTATAAAGGAGAAATACATGGCAGATGATTACAAATTCCCGCATGAGATCGAAGAAGAACAGGATAAACCTGAAGCCGATTTTGATATAGATATTGACGCTGAAGGCGACGTAGATATTCAGATCGAAGATGATACCCCTGAAAAAGATCGTTTTGCAAAACCGCTTGAACAAGATGTTGAAGATCCTTCTGACGAAGAAATCGAAAACTATTCCAAAGACGTTCAAAGTAGAATTAAAAAACTTACACACGCAAGGCATGACGAGCGCCGTGCAAAAGAAGCAATTTCCCGTGAGAAAGACGAGCTGGAACGTATGGCTCGTTCTATTTTGGAAGAGAATCAACGTCTCAAAGAGTACGTAAAGAGTGGTGAAGCTACATATGCAGAAACCTTACAAGCTAAGGCTGAAGCGGATATGGAAATGGCGCGCCGCAAGTATAAAGAAGCACAAGAGTCTTATGACTCCGATGCAATGCTTGATGCGCAAGAAGCTTTGACAGACGCTAAGATGAAATTAGAGGCTGCAAAAAATTTCCGTCCAACCCCTTTACAAACGCAAGAAACTGCTGTACAAATGCAATCATCGTCCCAAGAAGCACCAAGACTCGACGATAAAACCTTGCGCTGGCAAGCAAAAAACCAGTGGTTCGGGTCTCCGGGATATGAAGAAATGACGGCTTTTGCACTAGGGCTGCACCAAAAACTAGTTGCTACGGGAGTAGATCCCCGCTCTGAAGAATATTTCGCTCGTGTAGATGGGCGCTTAAAGCAGGTGTTCCCTGAGTTATTGGGCATTTCTGAGTCAGCTGACAGAAAGGCTGATCCAGTTAAGAAACCCGCAACTGTAGTGGCCTCTTCTTCCCGCTCCACTGGAGCAAAGAAAACAATCAAACTAACTACAACTCAACAAAAGTTGGCAGAAAAATTTGGTTTATCCCACAAACAATATGCACAAGAAGTTCTTAAACTGGAGATTTAAAAATGGCTACTAACCGTACACCTCGGGATTTAGAAACCCGCGAAAAAACCGAAACTCGTTATGTTTACAAACCACCGAGCTCATTGCCTGATCCAACACCAGACCCGGATTATGTTTTTCACTGGGTAGCAACAGCGATCGCTGGACAATCGAATGAAACTAACGTTTCTCAGAAATTCCGTGATCATTGGGTTCCTTGTAAGGCAGTGGATCATCCTGAATTGCAGGTTCAAGCAAATAAGGATGGAAATGTTGAAATTGGTGGCTTGCTTTTATGTAAGAAACCAAGAGAGATGGCTGACGCCCGCAATGATTACTATGACCAAAAAGCACGTAATCAAATGGAATCCGTGGACAACAGCTTTCTACGTAACAGTGATGCCCGCATGCCCCTGTTTAGTGATCGCAAGAGCACAACGACTAAAGGTGGTGGGTTTGGAAGTGGTAGTAAATAACTTTAATTTTTAGGAGATTTAAATGGCTTATCCAACCGTTTCAGCTCCCTATGGCTTAGTTGCAATTAACCGTGTAGACGGTATGCCTTATGCAGGTGCGATTCGTCAATTACCGATCGCGTCCACATTAGCTACTGCTATCTACGATGGTGACATTGTTAACATTGCTGCAGGTGGCACAATTCAAAAATCGACTGTAACTGTTGACTCTACTACAGCTGCTGCAAACTACACTTCTGGTGTGTTTGTTGGTTGTCAGTACGTTAATACACAAGGTCAAACTGTACAAGCTCAGTACTACCCCGGTAATGCTGCTGCTACTTCAGCTGTTGCTTATGTAGTTGACGATCCTTTGGCATTGTTCAAAGTTGCTGTTACTTACTCTGGTAACGCTACTGTAACTACAGTTAACCAAAGCATCATTGGCACTAACATGTCAATTCGTCAAGGTACAGGCAGCACCACTACTGGTGACTCTGCTGTTTCTGTTTATGCAACCAATGCACAAGGTAACGCCGCTGCTCTGCCAGTTCGTGTTATTGCTGTAGTCCCTGAGACTGCTGCTAGCGCTGGTAACTACACAGAAGTACTGGTTAAGATTAACAACCATCAGTACAACGTAGCTTCTGCGTTGAACTACACAGCTTAAGGAGCTAATTAAATGGCTATTTCACGCGCACAACTACTAAAAGAGTTGCTCCCGGGCTTAAACGCATTGTTCGGACTCGAATATAAGCGTTATGGCGAAGAGCACAAAGAGATCTACGAAACAGAGAAATCTGAGCGTAGCTTTGAAGAAGAGACAAAGTTGTCTGGTTTCTCTGCTGCACCTGTTAAGAACGAAGGCTCTGCCATCGCTTACGACAATGCACAAGAAGCATTTACAGCTCGCTACAACCACGAAACAATCGCTTTGGGCTTCTCAGTAACTGAAGAAGCTATTGAAGATAACTTGTACGACTCATTGTCTGCTCGTTATACCAAAGCATTAGCTCGTGCAATGGCATATACCAAGCAGGTTAAAGCTGCTGCAGTATTGAACAACGGTTTCACCAACTCCAGCCAGTACTACGGCGGCGACGGCGTTCCACTCTTCTCTACAGCACACCCATTGGTATCTGGCGGTACTAACAGCAACACATTCGCAACTCAAGCTGACTTGAACGAAACTTCATTGGAAAATGCAGTTATTCAGATCGCTGCTTGGACTGACGAACGTGGTCTGTTGCTCGCTGCAATGCCACGTAAGTTGATCATCCCACCAGCATTGCAATTCGTTGCAACCCGCTTGTTGGAAACTAACTTGCGCGTAGGTACAACTGACAACGACATCAACGCGTTGAAGAACAACGGTTCTATCCCAGAAGGTTACGCAATTAACCACTATCTGACAGATACAAATGGTTGGTTCTTGACAACTGATGTACCTAACGGCATGAAGCATTTTGAGCGTATGCCTTTGGCTAACTCTATGGACGGCGACTTTGATACTGGTAACGTACGTTACAAGTCTCGTGAGCGTTATTCATTCGGTTACTCAGATCCACTCGGAATGTTTGGTTCACAAGGCGCTTAATAAGCCCTTGTTTGTAAAAACCCCGCTCACAAGGCGGGGTTTTTCTTTTGATCGTGATGATGTATTCGATGGCAGTTAGCGCATAGAACTATGCACTTTTTTATTTCTTCGTAGGCTTTTTTAAATTGCCCGTTAGATATAAACTGATTGACGCTATCTAATTTTGTGGTCGGGTCTTCGTGGTGAAAATCTAATGCCGCTGGGTGGTTAAATCCACAAGCTGTGCAACTTAGTGTTTTTTTGTATTCGTCCCATTCTTTTTTTAATGTTTTTTTTCTATCATTTAGTTGCTTTCGCCTAACGGTATAATTAGTTTCATAGTGCTTGCGGCTATACTCCGCATGTTTTGCCTTTTTAACTTTTGGGTCTTTATACGGCATCGCTTAAGCGGTACATCTGAATTGGTTCGTGACTTTTTAAATCTACATTACACGCCCATTTAACTGCTTCTTCCGGCGTTAACCCCATACGCATACACACCTCTGCTGCCATAGCCCCAGAACCAATAGCCATAAAAGTTTTGGCTTTTTCCCATTCAAGATCGTCGCCACAATAAAAAAGACCTTCTTTGGTAAGTTTAATAAAAGAACTATCGGCTTTTAACTTTGGTTTTGTTTTGCTTTTTTTGTTAATGTAATCAACAACTTTATCGCAGTCACACCAGTTTCCAGCAACACCTAGCCACCCTCCATCTATGGGGACAACCTTTTCATCAAAGTATTTAATACCAGTATCATCATCAGAAAACTGACTGTCTGAAACCAGTACTTTAGTAGCCCAATCACCGACTATTGTTGTCATTTCTGTGGTACCTGTCTTTTGGGTTTTTTAACATAGAATCTAGCAGCGCGTCTATGTCTTTAAACCATTGAATAACTTTCATGCCATCATGCTGCATTATTGTAAAACTCATTTGGTAGCCATTAAATAGAGACCCACATTAGCGCCAGCATAGCAAGCGTAACAAATACACATAGGCAAGTTACCCTTGACTCCTTGTTCAACGGCAATATACGCATAGATTACTCCTGTAACAACAATAAGCCAAGAACTCATAGTCCCCCCTTTTATAGATATTTTAACTAAAAATATTGCACATTACTAAAAATGTAGTAAACTTGGTGAAACTAGGTGAATGGCTTATCAAACTGCCCTAGCAGACGCATACACGATTGATAAGCTGAACTTTGTATGTAAGGACAATTTATTATGGCACTATCTACTACCCAATCAATTTGGCGTTCCGGTGGCGGCGATCAAACTCGCGTCGCAAACTGTGGCTCTATGGACATGTATGTTCCGTTTTATATCGCTAACGCGGCAGCAACTGCAAACGTAGTAAACGTTTCTGGCGGTACACCTTTAGTTCTCCCAGCTAACGCTGTTGTTGTAGCTGTTAACGTTACTGCAACTGGTACTGGTGCTGTTGACTTAGGGTTTACCCCACTAATCGGTGTTGGCAATGGTCAAACTCCAACTTTAGGCACAAACGTACCACAGGCTTACTTAGCTAACGCTTCTGTAGCTACTCGTGTTTCTGTGACTATTGGTGCTACAGGTGGTGGCGCTTCTTTAGGTAACGTATCTAACGCAACTAACTTAGTTGTTGTTACATCTAAAGCAAACGGCGTATCTTCTGGTACTGTAACTGGTAGCATCAGATACTACATCTACGATACAGCCGTACAAAACGTCTAATTAATCAGGGGGTTACGGCCCCCGTTCAATCTTTAGGAGATTAATTATGACAATGCAATATGACGTAAAAGGCTCGCATTTTAGCGGCTCTGGTTTAGCAGTATCTGGTCGTGTTCGCCTTAAAAACTTAGTTTATTTAGGTACTGGTACTGCGGGTAGTATTGACCTTTTTGATACAACAACAGCTCCTGTAGCAGCAACTTATGCTCGTTCTGGATATACAGTAACTGTAACTAAAGTAGGTCATGGTTTAACTACTGGACAATCTGTAGGTATTACATATGCAGCGGCTTCTAGCGTTGCTGCTGTAGCCGGTAACTATGTTATTACTGTTTTAACCGCTGATACATTTACTGTTACAGATTTAAATACTGGAACTATTGCTGGTGGTACAGCGTGTGTCTACTCTACAGGCAGATATTTAACTAGTTACAACACAGGAACAGCAGTGCAACCGTTCCAAGCTCTTTTTGCTGGTGAAGGTATCTTGGCACAAAACGGTATTTATATTGTTGTAACTAATATTGCATTCCAAACTATTCAATATGGCTAAGAAAAAAGGTCCTTCTCTTGCGGTTGGTCGTGGTGAAAAGTTGCCTGTATCTAAGGGTGCTGGGCTTACCGCCAAAGGTCGTGCTTGTGAGCTGTGCGGTGTAGACATTGGACACATGCGCAGCGATGCAAGATTTTGCTCTAGAAATCATAAGCGCATGACTAGTGATAGCAAAAGAGACTGGATCGCTGAGTACCAAAAAAATAAAGAAACACGTCAAACTCAGGCGCTACAGTACTATTATGCAGACCATCAAAAGTCAAAACTGCAACAGTTAGAACGTCAAAAAGCTCGCTTACCAAAAGCTGCTGCGTATGAAGCCGCTCGTAGGGCGTTGAAAATCCAGCGTACCCCTGCGTGGCTTACAGAAATTGATAAAGAACGCATTCAAAATGAGTATCAATTGGCAGCGCTACAGACTAAAATTACTGGTAAACCGTGGCATGTAGACCACATTATTCCGCTGCAAGGTGATTTAGTGTCGGGTCTTCATGTACCAAGCAATTTAATGGCGATGTTAGGAAGTGAAAATATTTCAAAACATAACAATTTTGAGGTTGCATAATGGCTAGTCCAATACGCAAGACAACCAAAGGAAAAGGTAGAAATTACCTAAGTACTAAAGAAGGCGCTGGGATGACAGCCGCTGGTCGTAAAGCATATAATGCAAAAACAGGCTCAAACCTAAAGGCTCCACAGCCCGAAGGCGGCCCTCGTAAGAAGTCATTCTGCGCGCGTATGTCTGGTATGCCCGGGCCTATGAAAGACGAGAATGGGAAACCAACTCGTAAGGCTGCTAGCCTAAAAAGATGGAAATGCTAAAATGCTTTTAGATGATCAAACTAGATTAGAGCTTATACAGTTAGTTAAAACCGCTGTTAATGAAGCAGTAGAACAACATCCACTTAGTCCAGATGAAGTACATTGGGTTCGTATGGCTATTGAGGCGCAAGCCGAACGTGCAAAATTACGCAAAGCTATTATTGAGAAGTCTTTAGCTGGTTTAGTTTGGATTTGTATAGTGGCTGCTGGTGGTTGGGTAGCTGATTTTGTTTTAAGACACTGGAAATAAAATGCCATCAACAAGTAAAAAGCAACACAACTTCATGGCAGCAATTGCGCATAACCCTGCATTTGCTAAGAAGGTAGGAATTCCACAATCCGTGGGTAAAGATTTCAACAACGCCGATAAAGGCAAAAAATTTAGGAGTGGTGGTATGGCTAAGAGCGATATGAAAGAAGACATGTCAATGGACAAGAAGCAAGACGTTGCCATGCTCAAAAAAGCATTTAAACAACATGATGCCCAAGAACATAAAGGCGGTAAAGGCACAATGCTAAAACTGTCTAAAGGTGGTTCTGCGTCAAGCCGTGCTGACGGCTGCGCTACTAAAGGCAAAACCAAAGGCACAATGATTGCTATGTGTGGCGGCGGCATGTACAAGGGCAAGAAATAACATGACTTCAGAACAGCAAAAAGCGTATTACGCTGAAAATAAAGAAAGAGCTGTTAAAAAAGAGAAAGACAAAGACTACGAAGTTTTTGGTTCTCGCGGTGAAGCAGCTGTTAAAGGTATGAAAGAAGGTCGTATGGACGCTATGGGTACAGCCTATAAAAAAGGCGGCTACGTAAAGTCTGCAGACGGTTGTGCAACTAAGGGTAAAACCCGTGGAAGAATGATCTAATGAAAGCTTCTCGTGGAATGGGGGCAGTAATGCCTAGTAAAATGCCTAAAGGGGTTAAAAAAGCCCGTAGGGATGATACCGATTTCACGCAGTTTGCCAAAGGCGGTAAGGTAGGTAATGGTGTTACTGTTACTAAAGGCGGCACTGCCGCTGCTATGGCTAAGAAGCTATTACAAAAACCCGGTTCATTAACTGCGGCAGACATGTATTCAGGTGGTGGCTTGTATGAAAATATTCACAAGAAGCAAGAACGTATTAAAGCTGGCTCTGGTGAAAAGATGCGTAGTGTTGGAGCTAAAGGCGCGCCTACTAAAGCGGACTTTATTAAGTCTGCTAAAACTGCAAGGAAAAAGTAATGGCTACTAAAAATTGGATTGCTGGCGCTATTAAAAAGCCCGGTGCATTGCGTAAAGAGCTAGGTGTAAAAGCTGGCAACAAGATTCCGTCAGCAAAACTAGCTGCAGCTGCAAAGAAACCCGGTGTCGAGGGTAAGCGGGCTAGGCTGACGGAAACCCTTAAGGGCTTTAAGAAATGACCGTAGTCGCACAAGCAGACTTTAACCTAGACCTATCTGAGATAGTCGAAGAAGCTTTTGAGCGTTGCGGCTCTGAGCTTCGCACGGGTTATGATTTGCGAACTGCGCGTCGTTCTTTAAATCTTTTGTTTGCTGACTGGGCAAACCGTGGCATTAATATGTGGACGATTGAGCAAGGCTCAATTCCTTTGATTCAAGGCGTTAATACGTACGACCTACCCAACGATACTGTTGATTTGTTAGAGCACGTAATTCGTACCAACCCGGGCGTTCAAAACACGCAGGCAGACCTTTCAATTACGCGCATCTCAGTCTCTACATACGCCACAATCCCAAACAAACTTCAACAGGCTAGACCAATCCAAGTGTGGATAAACCGTCAGTCTGGCGCAGTATACGCTGGAGATGCAAATACAACCCCTCCTGCTGGTTCTGATAATCCCAAGATAGTGATATGGCCTACCCCAGACCAAGGAAGCGTTGGAGACCCGTATTACACGTTTGTTTACTGGCGTTTGCGTCGTACCCATAATGCGGGCAACGGCTCTAATACAATGGACATCCCGTTCCGCTTTTTACCTTGCTTAGTAGCAGGATTAGCATATTACATGGCGATGAAGATTCCCGGCGCTGATGCGCGTTTACCGATATTGAAGCAACAGTACGATGAAGTCTGGCAGTTGGCATCTGATGAAGATAGAGAAAAAGCACCAGTTCGGTTTGTGCCACGCCGCATGTTTATTACCTAGGGGTAATTCATGCCAAATCAGTTTGCTTCCGGTAAATGGGCAATATCGCAGTGCGATCGCTGTGGGTTTCGCTTTAAGCTAAAAGAATTAAAAACAGAAATTATTAAGACCAAGAAGTATAATCTGCTGGTCTGCCCCACTTGTTGGGACCCAGATCAGCCGCAGTTGCAGTTAGGTATGTACCCTGTTGAAGACCCGCAAGCACTGCGCAATCCAAGACCGGACAATACGTACTATCAAGCTGGATATACAGGCTTGCAGTTAAACCAGAATGCAGGAAACACCGAGAATGGCTTTGGTGATCCTACAGGCGGCAGTAGGGTGTTTCAGTGGGGGTGGGCCCCAGTTGGTGGTGCTAGTAGCTTTGATAGCGTTTTAACACCAAATTACTTGATTGCAATAGGACAAGTAGGTACAGTATCAGTATCTACAACATAGGAGAAGTAAAATGACTTTTAAATCAGGCGCCGGTGGTATTGAATCCAAAGGCAAAACCAAAGGTAAAAATTTAGGCGACTCAGGCCCAAGTATTGGTATTCAAGCTGCTGCTAAAGGCGGTAAAGGCAAAATGGGTGGCGGCAAAACTAATGACCAAATGAAATCAATGGGTCGTAACATGGCTAAAGTAGCTAATCAAAGGGGTCGTTAATCATGGCTATTGAAAACAAACCAGCTAGCGCATATGCTAAGAACGGCACTTCTGTTGCCAATGGTGAGAGCGCTGTTGTTGATACAGGCAACGAGATGGACTCATTGCGGATTGCCGTCGGCAGTATTAGTAAAGGCAACAATCGCCCAACTAAAACAGATGGTATTAAAATTCGTGGAACTGGCGCTGCAACTAAAGGTACTATGGCTCGCGGGCCAATGGCCTAGTAGGGTAAACCCGAATGAACCGCTTTGGAGTTATTTATCTTGTTACCAATAAGCGTACTGGAGAACAGTACGTGGGGCAAACTTGCGAAAAATTAAGTAAGCGCATAAATAACCACAAAGCATCCATTGGTAAATACAAAACTAAATTTGCTATTGCAATGCAGCATTATGGGTTTGAAAATTTTGAATTTAAAGAAGTATTTACTGCTTTTGGTAAAAACGAGCTAGATGCCGCAGAAAAACTATTAGTTGAAGAGTTTAATCCTATATACAACATGACCAAAGGCGGTAGCGGTCTTAAAGGCTATAAACCCACTCAAGAAACTATTAAAAAACAAAGTGTTACTATGCAGCAACGTTTACAGGACCCTACTGTCCGTGCTAAATGGGTACAGGCGCAAATTGGCAGAAAACACCCAAAAGAAGAAGTAGAAAGAACTGCAAAAGCAAAATGGAAACCTGTATACTGCAAAGAACTTAGGGTGTCTTTCTTAAATCAAAAATATGCGGCTGAGTACCTAAATACTTCGAAAGCTAATGTTTCTCAGCTAGTTAACAAAGGCAAAGTAAAAGGTTTATATACTTTGATTAGGGTGACTTAAATCAATTACGTCCAATTATTCCAAGCAATACAAGATTATTCTGAGAACACGGAACAACTGTTTGTAAATAATATCTCTCGTTTTGTGCAAGAGGCGGAAGAACGTATATACAATTCGGTGCAAATCCCAGCGTTACGTAAAAACGTAACCGGTAATGTTAGTACAGGCAACCAGTACCTGTCTTTGCCAAATGATTACTTGGCTTCTTACTCTGTAGCAGTTATAGACGCAACAAACAACTACAACTACCTACTTAACAAAGATGTTAACTTTTTAAGAGAAGCATATCCAAGCGTTTCATACTCTGGCACCACATACCAAGGCACACCGGGGGGAGTACCAAAATACTACGCTTTGTTTGGTTCTCAATACACAAACGCTAATGAGCTTTCTTATATTTTAGCGCCTACCCCAGATAGCAACTACGTAGTAGAACTGCATTATTTTTACTATCCTGTTTCTATTGTGCAAGGCGCTTTACCGGTAAATGCTCCCGTACCAGCGGGCTCTATTACAAACGCTGGATCTCTTTACACTAACGGCGTTTATTCTAATGTGCCGCTAACAGGTGGGTCAGGTTCTGGGGCGACGGCAAATATCACTGTTGTTGGGCAAGCTGTTACTTCTTGTACTATTACAAACGGCGGTAATTTTTATGCTGTTGGCGATACTTTAAGCTTTAGCAATACATATACCGGTAGTTCTGGTTCTGGCTTTGTATACACCGTTTCTAGCGTTAATAACTCTGCGGGTACAAGCTGGCTTGGTGATAACTACGACCCTGTTTTGCTTTATGGTGCAATGCGGGAAGCTATGCTCTTTATGAAGGGCGAGCAAGATTTGGTTAAATACTACGAAGATAAGTACATGGAAGCGCTACAACAGCTTAACCGCCTTGGTACTGGTCTGGAAAGAAACGACGCATACAGGGTAGGGCAAGCGTCTATTAAGGTTAACCCATAATGGCTATTCAACAAGGGCAGTGCACTGTATTTAAAAAGAACTGTTTAAGTGCTTTAGAGAACTTTGCTGTTGGCACCCCGTACACGTACAAAATTGCCTTATATACATCGTTTGCCACTATTGGACCAAACACTACAGCGTACAACGCAACTAATGAAATAACAGGTACCGGGTATACAGCAGGGGGCAAAATCCTCACTGTAATACCGCCAGCGTCTGACGACCAAACCTACACAGCGTATGTGTCTTTTGCTAATGTAACTTGGAACCCCGCTTCCTTTACCACTAGAGGAGCTTTGATTTATAATGCCACTACAGGTGCCGCTGTTGCTGTACTTAATTTTGGGGCAGATAAAACCCCCACAACAAGCTTTACTGTAACTTTTCCAACAGCAACATCAACAACTTCTATTTTAAGGATTTCTTAACATGCACAACGAAATTACAAACAACGGTGACTTTAGCAGTGCGTCATTAATCAAAAACGCTGACTTTACTGAAACAGTCGGCATGGAAGGTCGTTTCGAAGCTAAGTGCTACGATAAAGACGGAAACCTCAAATGGGAAGAAACCATTGACAACTTGGTAATGGCAGTGGGCAAACAGCTTATGCTTGATACTATTTTGGGCGGTAGCGCATTTACTGCTACTGTAGTTATGGGTCTAGTATCTGGTGCTTCTACACCGACTTACGCTGCTGCTGATACTCAAGCATCTCACGCTGGCTGGTTAGAGTCTGGCTCTGCTAACGCTCCTACATACTCTGGCACACGCAAGACTCCAGTATTTAGTGCTGCAACATCAACAGGCACAACACCATCTAACGTAACAACTAAGGCAACTTCTTCTGCTGTATCGTTTACATTTACTGGTGCTGGTACTGTAGCTGGCTGTTTTATTAACATCAACGGTACTTCTGCTATTGATAACACTACAGGCACTTTGTACTCTGCTGGTTCGTTTACTGGTGGTAGCAAGACTGTTGCATCTACAGACCAATTAAACGTGACCTATAGTACTACTGCCACTTCTTAATCTCTATGGGGGTTAAAAATGTCGAATTGTGCGGTTATTGATAAAAATAATGTAGTAATAGGTATTATTGTTGCTGAACCAACTGACGTGCCTCCAGAAGGGTGTATGTTGGTGGTTGTTCCCTTTTGCGATATTGGTTATGTTTGGGATGGTAAAAACTTTAATCCACCAGTAGGTAGCTAATGGCTATTTCATTTGTTGCAGCGGGTACAGATGTAACTCCGTCAGGAGGAAATTTATCTATTCCAGTTCCATCTGGCGTTGCAGCTGCTGATTTATTAATAGCTGTAGTAACAACTGGCGCAATAACAGTCACAACTCCAACTGGTTGGACACAATTATTTTTCTATCAAACGGCAGCACCTTATACATACATATTTTATAAGTATGCTTCAGCGTCAGAGACTACACTTGTAATAGCAACAGCTAGTACACAAGCAAAAGCAGTAATGCTTGCGTATCGAGGAGGCGGTGCATTTCAAGTAGTCCCTACAGTTGCAACTGGAACAGGCACCACTGCAACACCCAATGCGGTTACTACAACATACGCAAATGACTACATCATTAGTCTTTACACAACATCTAATGCGGCGGCAACATGGACTGCTAACGGGTCAACCACATCAAGAGTAAACAGTGCCGCCACAGCATCTTTTAATGGCATATTAGTTGCCGATGAGGCACAAGATAGTATCGGTTCGTCTACACCTAGAGGCGCAACGTTATCCGTTTCTAGAGCATGGGTGGCAGTAGCTATTGGTTTAATTGAATCTGGAAGAACTCTTTACTGGGCAGGAGGTACAGGAAACTGGGATACCTCAACAACAACTAATTGGTCACCTGTTAGCGCACTTTCTTTTACTGCGTCTTGCTCTGGATCAGCTTTAACTACAACAGGTTCTCCAGCGCTTGTTGTTGGCATGCGTGTTTGGTCATCTACTAATGCTTTTCTTGGATTTATCACAAGCGGCTCCGCAAATAGTTGGGTGGTTTCTATTGGAGGTACTTACGCTTCTCAAACAATGACCGCTGCTACTACAGGCGTAGTGCAACCCAGTGCTTGGGACAATGTCATTATTAATACAGCTTCTAGTGTAGGTACGATTACGCTTACCAATGCAGTTTGTCAAGATTTAACTGTAACGGCATCCCAAGCCCTTACTATGGGTACAAGCGTTAATGATAGGTTGTCATTATTTGGAAGTATGAGTTTGCCAAGTGGCGGCTCTTTCGGCATATATGGCTTTAGTTGGTTTATAACTTTTGCTGCTACAACAACCGGTAAAACAATTACCACTAATGGAAAAGCACTGCCGGGTATTATTTTTAACGGTGTTGGTGGAGGGTGGACGTTAGGTAGTGATTTAACAATGGGCAATGCATCTGCCAGCACAATAACATTTACTAACGGTACTTTTAACACTGGCAACTTTAACATAACCTCAGTTCTTTCAGGGTTTGTGTATTCAGCAACAGGTACAGTAACGTTAAATTTAGGCTCGTCAACAATAGCATTAGGGAATACAGCTCCTTGGCCTTTTGGAACAACAACGGGTCTAACATTTAACGCAAATACTTCAACAATAAATTTTACTAGCGGCGCTGGTTTTACTTTTGCTGGTGGTGGATTAACTTACTATAACGTTACCCTTAATTCTGCTGGAGCAACAGCCTCTAATACAAATACTTTTACGGGCGCAAACACATTTAACAATTTAACTTTTACCGCACCAACTTCTGGTGGGTACATACAAACAACATTTAATGCAAACCAAGTAATCAACGGAACATTAACTGCCGGTGGAGCAACCGCTACAAATAGGGTTTGGTTAAAATCAACAACTACTGGTACGGCTAGAACTTTTACATCAGCAGCGGTTTCGTTATCAAATACAGATTTTACTGATATTACTGGCGCTGGCGCAGCTGCTCCGTTTACTGGTACAAACCTAGGAAATGCAACGGGTAATTCGGGTATTACTTTTACAACAGCTAAAATAGTTTATTGGAATTTAGCTGGAACTCAAAACTGGAATGCTAATGGGTGGGCGCTTAGTAGTGGTGGAACGCCAGCCGTAGGAAACTTCCCGTTACCACAAGATACTTGTGTATTTGATAATGCGGGTGCTATTACCCAAATTACAATAAATGCCATATGGAATATCGGCACAGTAGATATGTCTAACCGCACAAGTGCAATGACGTTTAATACAGGAAATGCCTCAAATTCTCCTAGTATTTATGGGGATTGGAAAAACGGTTCTGGAACAACATTAACTGGCTTAAGTACTGGCGCAATAAACTTTGTTGGAAGAAATACTCAGTCTATAACCTCTGCTTCAAAAACTTTTGGTCAACCAGTAACTATTAGTTCTTTGGGAGGAACAGTACAATTTGTAGACGCTTTTTCACTTTTAGGAACAGTACCTTTAACTTTATCATTGGGTGGTCTTAACACCAATAGTCAATCCGTAAGTATTGGAACTTTTGCTTCCAACTTTGGTAACGTTAGAACAATAACACTGGGTTCTAGTACCATTACTGTAAGCGGTACGGGTTCGGCGTGGGCTTTTAGTTCAACTAATGGAACGGTTAACGCTGCTTCATCTACTATTATTTTAAGTGATAACTCTACAACTACTAGAAGTTTTGATGGTGGTGTGTATACCTACGGCACACTTACGATTGGCGGAGCAACATCAACATCTATAACTCAAATTTCTAGCGTAGTAGGAGGAGCAACATTTGCAACAATTAATACTACAAAAACAGTAGCGCACACTATCCAGCTTGGTGGGCAAATTAACGTAACAAACTGGGAAATAACTGGGACCGCTGGAAACGTAGTAACTTTAGCAAGTACTTTAGTAGGCTCAAGAAGGGTATTAAACTATATAGGAAGTAGTACAGCAGTGTCTATGGACTATATGTCTATTACCGATATTGATGGACGACCATCCACATCGGCAACACAGCCTTATGTTTGGTACGCTGGTGCAAACTCTACCAACGGGGGTAGTAATACTGGCATAGCTTTTATTGCATCAACATTTAGAGCGTACCTTTTAACAACGGGGACACAGTGGACAATACCTTCTGATTGGAATGACGCTAGTAATACTATTCACATGATTGGTGGTGGTGCTGGCGGAGCAACTGCTGCTGTATCTGGAAATAACCGGGCTGCTGGAGGTGGAGGTGGAGGTGGTGGATACACGGCAATTACAAATTTTACAGTAACAGCAAGCCCAACTAGCTATCAAATTGGTGGCGGGGGCGCAGGTAATGCTAGTGGTACAGCTACTACTTTTAATATTACTAATATTGCTGGCGGTGGATTAGTTGGTACAGCTTCTATAGTTCCTTCATCTACTGGCGGTGCTGGCGGTACAGGAACAAACGCTGGCGGTACAGGTGGTGCTGGTTCTTTTGGAACAACTGCTTCTCAAGGATATGGCGCTGGTGGTGCTGGTGGTGCTGGGGGCCCTAATGGAGTTGGTGGTGCTGGTGGAAATGGTTTTGGTTCTACAACTGCCGCTCAAATATCGGGTGGTGGTGGTGGTGGTAACGGTGGCGGTTCTGCTGGTGGAAATGCTTCTTCTGCTTTAGGTGGCACTGGTGGTAATAACTTTGGTGGAACAGGCGGGGCTACTGGTGGCGCTGGTGCTGGTGCAGCTGGAACTTTTGGTGGCGGTGGAGCAGGCGGTGCTCTTTCTGGTAATCAAGGCGGTAACGGTGGTTCAGGCATAGATATTGCTAACACTATAGGTGGGGCTGGTGGTAAAGGTGGCGCTACAACTGGGTCAACAATAAATACAGGTGTTTATGGTGGTGGTGGCACCGGTGGTGGCGTTAACATAGCGGGAACAGCTAGTGCCGGTAGTGCGGGTTCACAAGGTGTAATTTTTATCGTATACACCCCGTTAGCGAGAATAAGTGCATCTATTTCTGAAAGTTCTACCCTAGCCGATGCCGTTTCCGTTATTAATCAGTATTTTGGGGTATCTAGTACAGAACCAACAACTTTAGCTGATACAGAAACAACTCAAGCTAACTTTAACTCTGCCGCAACAGAACCAACAACTTTAGCTGATACAGAAACAACTCAAGCTAACTTTAACTCTG